GCCGGTCACTCCGGATGAGCCGAAGCCAACTCCGGATAAGCCGGTCACTCCGGATGAGCCGAAGGGTGAGGAGCCTAAGCCTGCGCCGTCGGCTACGCCGACCCCGGAGCAGCCGAAGCCCTCTACGCCCGCTCCCGCGCCGTCTGCCCCGGCCGCTGCCGGTCAGTTGCCTAAGACGGGTGCCGACATGGGTGTCCTGGGTGCTGCTGCGGCCGCGCTGGCCGGTGGTGTCGCGGCTCTCGTTGCCGCTCGTCGCCGTCGTCGCTGACGCTCGTCGTTAGCTGAGGCGATAGTCCGCTAGGGTGAGCAAGCCCGCCCCGTGAGTAAGCTGTTATGGCTTTCGCGGGGCGGGCTTTCCTTTTGACTGCCGGTTGCGTGCGGAACACTGATGGGTTGTTGCCCGCTTGTGTGGCGCGCTTCACTCTCGTTTGGGTTGACGGGTGCGTTTTCTTGCGTGTACGCTATTAGCGGTGAGTAAGCCAATATAACCGCGCTGGGAGCGCGTCTTGCAGTTCTACTGATCTCCTGCTTGCGTTTGCGTCCGCGCGGATAACATGTTATTATGTTCGTGTTGGCGGGGTTACCGCCATGAGCCGCCTGTAGCTCAACGGACAGAGCATCCGCCTCCTAAGCGGGTGATGATGGTTCGATTCCATCCAGGCGGACGCTGCGAGAACTACATAGTGTTTTCATCATTCCGGCATGGCGCAATAGGCAGCGCAAGCGGCTGTTAACCGCAAGGTTGTAGGTTCGAGTCCTGCTGCCGGAGCTGACACGAGGGACGCCGGTCTCATATACCGATCTCCTAACGCCGGTTTCTCTCGTGTCTCATGGGTCGTTGGCTGAGCGGCGAAAGCACCCGACTGTAACTCGGGCACAGGTAACCAGTCCACACCGCAGGTTCGAGTCCTGCACGGCCCACGGTGCGCACCGTCCTCGGTAACACGTGGCTGCACCGCCTATGCTCTTGTTTGCTGGCGCGCCTGGCGGGCGAGTCTGACATGGCTCGCCGGTCGCGTCAACGGGGAGCGCGGATGGTAGTGGAGACACGCGGGGCGCTGTATCCCCTCACATACAGCCGCCCGGACTGTTCCACCGCTTGCGTTTCGTGCGTGGGCGCGTGCTAAAGGCCCGGGCGAGGAAGCCCCTATAGCTCAGTTGGTTAGAGCAGCCGACTTTTAATCGGCAGGTCGCAGGTTCAACTCCTGCCGGGGGCACAAAATAATTTCATATCGCATGTTTGCTTCCGTAGCTCAATGGACAGAGCGCCCGCTTCCGGTGCGGGAGGTTGCGGGTTCGAGTCCCGCCGGAAGCGCACAAAAATGAAGCCTCCGTAGCTCAGTTGGTTAGAGCAGTTCACTCTTAATGAATGGGTCGCGGGTTCGACTCCTGCCGGGGGCACTTTGGATAATTGGATACTGGTTGTAGCTTGGTCGTGTAGCTTAAATTAGTGAGAGCGGCCACTGGTCGGCGGTGTAGAGTCATGACCTCGCTGCATTCGCGGACGCGCGTTTGCCGCCACACGGTTGCGTGTGGACGTTTGGCTGGTGGTATGGGTCCGGGTGCAAGTCCCGGCGTGAGCCACTATTCTACCCCTCTGCTTTCTTGGGTGGGGTGGGGTTTTGTTGCGGAGCGCCGCCCGGCGCGCCTGCGTTTTGCTTTCCTGCCGTGTGGGGTGCGTGTTTCCTGGGTGGCGCGCCTGGTGGGTTGGCTGGCGTTTCGGGCGGTTGCTCCGCATTTTTCTCACGCAGTGTGCTATCTGGTATTGTTGCTCCCTGTGGTTGCTTGCGCCGTCAGGTTCGCTGTGCGGCGTTTTAAGAGGCGTTGAGAGTCTGGCGTGCGTGTTGGGTTGTTTGCGTCGTGAAAATCAGCGAGGGGCGCGTACAGCGCGGTTTCTGTACGTGTTGTGGTCGCTTGGTGTTGCGTGGTTTTTGTGGTGGTGCTATTTTGTTGCTATTGTGGCTGTGTCCCTGGTTGGTTGCCCGGTTGCAGGGGCGCGTGTTTTCTTAACTGACGGGGCGAGAGTTTGTGGTTGTATGCGTTTTCATGTGAATAATCAAGGACGCGTGTTGCCGTGTAGGGCGAAGCACGCGTGTAGGTTTGGCGCGTCGTTTGAGAACGGGGGTGAGGCTGAGTCTGTTCTTGACCGCTATCATGAGGCTGTGGGTGCGGAGCCGCGTATCACTGGTGATTTGCAGGCGCTCGGGTTGAACTTGTGGAACTTGCAGTTTCGGGTGAAGAGCGCGTCTGGCACGGTGGACAAGGTGTTGAATCGTGGTAAGCGTTTCGACGCGCTCTACGATGTCATCCGGTACACGAGCGTCAGCGATGTGGGTGACTACTATGAGGATTTCAACAGGACGATACGCACGTTGACGGCGAAGGGTTACCAGGTCGTTGAGGTGACTGACTTTTGGAAGCTCACTGAGGAGAGTCGCGCCAAGGGTGGCTATAAGGGGATAAACGTGAAGATGGACTCTCCTGATGGTGCGCATTTCGAGCTACAGTTTCATACGCCTGAGTCGTTGCAGGCGAAAGAGAGTGTCCACGTGTTGTATGAGCGGTTGCGTCGCCCGGATGTGACGGCGGCTGAGCGCGAGGAGGTGTGCCGTGCGATGGATGCGACGTTCAGTAGCTTGGAGGTGCCTGTGGATGTGTTGACGGCGCGCAGGTAGACGCGAGACGCGTTCGTGTGGTATTGTTGGTGTCAGTTGGTCCCTCTCCCGCACACCACATAGTGTTTTCTCAGTGGAGAGGAACGAGGAAAGAAGGTTTTAACTGCATGGTAGATGAGGTTGTTGACGGCGCAGGCGAGGGTCTGCGTATCCTGTGGAGCGAGCGCGGCTACACGCTCACTGATGGCGGTGTGGAGCGCGTTGCGGTTCCGGTTGGTGGCGACGTGGGCGTGGACCATTATGAGGCGATCACCGTGAACGTTGAGGATGGCTCTCTTGGCCGCGAGTACGTGTCGCTTGTCCCGTATTTTGGGATTGAGGACGCGGTCGAGTATGGCGAGTACAGGGTCGTGGAGCCTGGCGGTCTGTTGGTGGAGGCTGCGCGTCTGGTCGCTGAGGCTGCTCACGCTGGCCAGGTTGATAAGGGTGGTGCCCCGTATATTGAGCACCCTGCTTTTGTCGCTGATCGCGTGCGCTGGCTGGGTGGCGATGAGGTGGAGATTGCTACCGGGTGGCTTCATGACGTGGTGGAGGATACGGCGGTGTCGTTGGATGCGCTCGCAAGCGTGTTCCCTGCGCGTGTCGTGGAGGCTGTTGACGGGCTGACGCGCCGTGAGGGTGAGCCGTATTTCGAGTACATTGAGCGTGTGGGCGGCGATAGTGTTGCGCGCACAGTGAAGCGCTGCGACCTGGCGCACAATTTGGATACGTCGCGTCTGCCTGGTGGTGGTGTTGATCTGTCGGAGGCTGATGTTGCGCGTCTTGTCCGTTATGAGCGTGCGCGTACTATTCTGGCTGAGGCTGTGATGTAGACGGCCGTTCCTGTTGTCGCGTGTGTCTTGGCGGCGTGTCCCGATTGTCTGGTGGCGGTTGGGTCACGCCGCTTCGCTGTATGCGCTTCTGACGGGCTTTCACGCGTCCGACCATCCGAGTATGCGTTTCGCCGCTGCGAGGCTGCGAGGGGCGCGTACAGCGCGTCTGGTGGGGGTGTTTGTAGGTGGCGGCATGTTCCGGTGTGGGCGTTGGCGCGTTTTTGGTGCGCGAGGCGTGGTGTTGGGACGTTTCGTGCGGGCGAGTACGGTGGGTGCGCGTTATTGGCGTTCTGTTCGACGCGTGTGCTGTCTCGCGTGTGGTTCGGTGCGCGTGGGCGTGGGGAAGATGGAGTGGGTGAGGCGTGACGATGGGTGCAATGGTGAAGTTCGTGTACGGTAGGCGTAGTGACGGGTGTGTGGAGCGTTGTCGCGCGAAGCCTGAGAACAGGGGTCGTGGTCGGTGTCCGCATGGTGAGCATGTGGCGCTCACGGACGCGCAGGCGCAGGAGATGAATCAGGAGCGTCTGTCTGAGGCTGTTCCCGGCTTCCATGTGGGCGCGGGCGAGAGCGCAAACAATGGTGCTGGCGACGGCGCTCGTATTGTTGGTGTGCGTCCTGGTGCTGGCCGCGTGGGCGGCGTGCGTGTTCCTCGCCCTGGGGGCGTGCCCAAGCCGTCTCCTGGCGTGTTCCATAATTCGCGCGCGTCCCGCCCGCTCACGGCGAAAGAACTGTCTGAGCAGTCGGCGCGCGTATCTGCCGCGTTGGATGAGGAGACGTGGGGAAGTATTCGCGGATTGTGGGAGCGCGTGAACCTCGCTATCGCTGATGGGGATGAGGAGAAGGCGGCGGATAGTCGCGCCCTGTGGGAGCGCGCGGGTGAGAAGGCGCGCGGCTTGTTTCTCGCGGAGTTGGATGCGGATACGGAGGACGGCCGCAGGTTGCGCGCCTACCTGGGCGACGACGTGAAAACTAGTGATGTTGCTGACATTCTCGCGTTCAACGTTGGTCAAATGACGGCCCCGGTCCCCGTGAAAAGCCGGGACACGAAACTGTCACGTCACGCGCTCACCGCGTTCGACAACGACATGAACAAGAGCCGCTACGTGATGAGTGTTCTCGCGTTCGGCGGACGCTGTTGCTACTGTAACCGTCCGCTGCATCGTGGGGAGCCTGCGGACGGGCAGGCGACGGCGGAGCATATCACGCCGGTGAACCCCAGGGGAGGGAGCACGGTGCGTGGGGCAACCAGGTATGGGAACATGGCGCTCGCGTGTGTGGCGTGTAACCGGGCGCGTGGCAACCAGGAGCTAGAGGAGTGGGTGCTCGTCACAGGGCGTATCCCGGGCAGTGAGGAGAAGGCCCGGTGTTTGGCGCGTATCCGCGAGTTTCGTGCGTATGCCGGGTATGAGGAGTACACGGTGGAGCAGACGAAGCGGCTGAACAGGGAGATCGGGCGCATGAACCGGGCGTATGCGCGCGAGCTGGAAAAACTCGGCGAGGGCGCTGATAGTGGGAAGGTGAAGGCTGCGGCGCGTCGCGCGTTGCGTCGGGGCGTGATGCGGATGCGTGACACTGTTCACGGCCCCGTCGGCGGGTAAAGCGCGAGAGGGGCGCGGTTGTTTGGTGGGTGGCGTGGCTTGCGTGGGCTGCGCCGCCCGCCTTTCTTTGTTTCCGCCCGCCGCCTGCCTTTTTGTGGTATCCTAAAAGCGTACAAGATGTTATTCGTGTCCACGGTTAACGGGCGAAACGAAAAGGGAAGGGCGTGGGTGCGCTTGGTTGCTTACAGAGGCGGGATGGGTGAGCACAAGTGGTTTGCTGAAACCGCTGACGTTGCCGTCGAGTACGCGCGCTCGTCGAACGGCAAACAGCGTGAAGCGGCCGCGCGTAGCCCGTTAACGCCCGCCGCCGACCTGAGCCGCATCTCCCAAGATGGCGTCGTCTACGTGCGTAATGCGGCGTGCGAGAACCCGAAAACCCCCGTGTGCGACCTGGCCGGGTACGTGTCTGCCATCCTGTTCGGCGCGTCTGGCGGGTGTTTGAGCGAGAAAGCGGCGAGTAATCCGGCGTTGCCCGCGCATTTTGTGGGGGATTATATTGTCCGCGCTGTCGGAGAGTGCGAGCGCCGGAAGCGCGCAGTGTCACTATCGGTGAAGCGCCTGATCGTTAACCCGAACCTGCCTGAGCGCGTGATGCTGTGGCTCGTGGAGGGCAAGCGTCCAGGCTACGAGACGGTGTCGGATAACCCATCTGCGACGGGCCGCGCGCTGCGAGTTCTTGCCGACGACCCTGATTGGGGTGTGCGCTGTAGCGTCGCCCATCATGTGAATACGCCGAGGGATACCCTCGTGAAGCTCGCCCGCGATGATGAGGAGCGCGTGCGTGAGGTGGCGATCTGCAACGATAACATGCCAGCGCGCGTGTTTGATGAAGTGATCGTGCGCGACGCGAGTAAGGCGGCGACTATCCACAATCTCGTTCACCATAGTCAGTCAGTTTATGCGCAAGTGCTGGCGTACACTCGCTTTGGCTTGCCGTATGCGAACGATGATGAGTGCCTAGCGTTGAGGGGCGTAAGCTGGGATGCCGGGGAGTGGCTGCGAAAGCATGATATGAAGGGTGTGAGGTAATGGTAAGTGAGGGTGGTTCCGCGCTTGCGGGCGGCGTGTTTGCTCTTGACTTGGACGGCGTGTTGTTCTTGTCTCCTGAGCCTGCCGGTGTGGCGGGCGAGTATGCGGATAGGCGCAGGGTGCGGGTGAAGGTCCCGCGTTTGCGTGACGTGTGGGGGATGCGGGTGAGTGAGCCGGTGTGGGTGTCACCCGCGATGATCGCCGACGTGAACGGTTTGCTCGCATTGCCGGGCGTGCGTCTGGTGTTGGTGTCGTCGTGGGGTGCGGCCGCTGTGGAAGCTGCCCGTCAGGCGGGGCTGCTGGTGCCCGATAGTGTTGTGAACGTATTTGAGGGGCGCACGGTCGGCGCTGTCAACCAGGATGTGAAGCTGGCGGAAGCGCTCGCCTATTTGCACGGGTGTGCGGCGGGCGGCGAGCGCGTTGTGTGGGTGGATGACTTGCATGTGCCGGGGTTCGTGGAGCATGACGGTATTGTGACGGTTGGCGCTCACGAGGACGCGGGTTTGACCGCGCCGATGGTGGAGCGGGTGCGTGCGCTGTTGGGTGGGTGACGCGTGTTGCTTGTGGTTTTCCGGCGCTTGTGCGCTCGGTGTTGACAAGTGCCGGGTTGACATGGTATATTGGATGCCGTAAGTGTAAGTGGTCAGCTTCGTGGCTGGCCGTGTGCTTGCGTAATGGCGGCTGTAGTTCAGTTGGTGGAACGCCCGATTGTGGCTTGGGAGGTCGCGGGTTCGAGTCCCGTCAGTCGCCCCGTTTCTGTGCGAGTTGTGGTGGTAGGGTAAGGAAAACCCCGAACTTGGTCCGTTTGGTCAGGTTCGGGGTTTTCTGTTGCTATTGTGGGCAAAAGTGGACGTTAGGTGAGGGCGTCGGGTATCGTCTCACGCCGGGGTTAGACGAGACCACTCACCTCCCGGTTGACCGGGCGGTAGGTGACGTGTTGGTTCTCGCGCGCACAAAATGACCTCAATACTGCATGTTGTCGCACGTATCGTCCCCGTGAGGCATAGTAGAACAGCGTCAGATGCCACGGCTCCCAGCGTCATAAAACAACCCCGCCACGCGCACCTAACCGTGTACGCGTGGCGGGGTTGCGATGTCGTCGGCGTTTAGAAACCTGCATTCTCAGTCGGGTCGTAATCGTCTGCGACCTCGCCCGTCACCGGGTCAACGGTGTCGCCTGCCACGCCGCGCGCCACCATGATCTTGCCGACGATCTCCTCGGCCACGGCGGGGTTGTCGCGCAAATACTGGATGGCGGCGTTCTCGCCCTGGCCGAGCTGAGTGTCCCCGTAGGAGTACCAGGAGCCGGAACGGCTGATAATGCCGTCGTCCTTACCCATTGTGACAATGTCGCCCTCGCGGCTGACCTCGCCAGTGTACAGGAGTACCGTTTCGGCGGTCTTAAACGGTGGCGCGACCTTGTTCTTCACGGTCTTGACTTTCATCTTGTGGCCGACGGGCGCAGCGCCCGCGCCCACGCCCTTAATGGTCTCTCCCTTACGCACGTCGATACGAACGGACGCGTAGAACTTCAACGCCTTACCGCCGGTCGTCGTCTCGGGGTTGCCGAAGAAAACGCCGATCTTTTCGCGTAGCTGGTTGATGAAAATGATGGTGGTGCCGGTCTTTGCGGCGGCGCTCGTCAGCTTACGGAGCGCCTGGCTCATAAGCCTAGCCTGCAAGCCCACGTGAGAGTCACCCATCTCGCCCTCGATCTCGGCGCGGGGCACGAGAGCGGCAACAGAGTCAACGACAATGAGGCCAACAGCGCCGGACGCGACGAACATGTCAGTGATTTCGAGAGCCTGCTCACCGTTGTCGGGCTGACTCACGATCAGGTCGTCAACGTTCACGCCGAGCTTGGCAGCCCACGTGGGGTCCAGCGCGTGCTCAGCGTCAACAAACAGCACTTTTTCGCCCATCTTCTGTGCCTGTGCAATACAGGAGAGGGAGATGGTTGTCTTACCAGACGATTCGGGGCCGTAAATCTCAATGATGCGGCCCTTGGGGAGGCCACCAACGCCGAGAGCCACATCCAGGGCGAGGCTACCTGTGGGGATGACGGGAATCTTCTCGCCCTTGCGGTCACCCATGTTGAAAACGCTACCCTTACCGAACTGGCGCTCGACCTTTGCCATAGCGTCCGCGAGGGCGCGTTCCTTCATGGTCATGCCCGCAGCGTCCGCTGCCGCGTTTTTCTTTGCTGCTCGTGGTGACAAAATGTCCTCGTTTCTTCCGAGACGCTACCGCCCGCTTGCGGTAGCGTATTCTTTACTTACATGATAAAGCATAGGAGCGTGGCGCGGAAAACACAAAAGCTCACAAAATCACATGGCGCTCGCCCGCGTGACGCACGCGTTCCATGAACGAGTGGCCGGGGCAGGTTAACAAACATGAGGAAAAGAGAAAGAGAAAAACGTGAACGACGCTAAGGCGCTGGATGCCGCGTATTACGAGCTTACAGGTCTCGTGTACGACAGTGAGGTTACTATTGTTGACGAGGACGGTGTGGAGAGGCGCATCGGGTACGGGGAGTTGCTTGTAAATGGAACTATCGTCATGTGTGATGGCGGTCTGTACGTGTACCACAACAAGTATGAGCAAGCGCCTTTTGATGGCTGGTGGGATGACGTGGATGCGGGCGACCAGTTGAACGTGTACGTGGTGCTGCGTTCGTATCTTCTGGGTGGTCTTGGTGACGCGTTCCGGGTTATTCGACAGCCGGAAGTCCGCGACTAGGCTTCGCGCGTACTCTAGTCTCGAAGCGTGGCGGGCGAGGGTGCGCGGTTGTGATATAATAGTGGCATGAGTGATTCGTATGCGCGCGTGCTGCGCGAGATTGTTGGCGAACCGGTTGTTACCGGGGAGCTGTGGGATACGGTGACCAGTGTCGGCGAGGGAGACGCTGGCGCGTATGCTGAGGCAATCGCAGCGATTACGCGAGCGTGCGGCGTTGCCAGTGTTGACGGTGCTCTCCGCGACGAGAGTACGCCCGGCGCTGTACTTGACGTGATGGTTGACCGTTTTGAGAGGTACAGCGGGTTTTTCAAGCCGATTGCTGCGCACCCGAACATCACGCCCCGCGTGGAAGAGTACTGCCTGAGTAAGCGTCGTGTCGCCTTGAACGAGTCGCTGGCCGCAAGTGCGGGCGTGAGCGCCGAAGCTGTGGAAAAGTTGTTAAGGTCGAAGTCTCGTGGTGTTATTGGGGCGCTACTGGGGAACAGTTCGCTCAGCGAAGAACAGTTAAGGCGCGCTGAGTGGCGCGCCAGGTCTATCGGTACACCCATGTGGCTCATGGCCCGTGACGCTTGCAAAAACAGGGCCATGCCCGTGGATGTCGTGTTGTCGTGGCTGTCGGATGAGCGTGAGGAGCTGAAAGCGCGCGCTTACGCGCTGAAAAGCCCCGTTGTGCCGCGTAGCGTCCTGTGGGGATGGCTCACAAAGGAGGCGTGTTGTGATGCCGAGTCGTCTGTGGCAATGTCTATTTTTGACGAGTGTTCTAACGCTGACGGTGACATGATTGACTGGTTTCTCTCCCGGTGGGAGAAACAGGCGCGCGATGAACTACACAGGGCAACGCGGCGGCGGTGGGTGGCGGAAGCCGCTTTGTCGCATCCTCGCGCGCGGGCCACAACTCTGGAACGCTTGTACGTGCGCTACGGGGCTGTCAGCTGGTGGCTACGTTCAACGGTGGAGAAAGCGCCGTCATGCCTTGACTGGGTGCGCCAGGATGCGGCGCGTAGGCTCGCGCGCGAGGATGGTGTGACCGCGATGAGAACGGGTTATCCGAGCGCGTCGCCTGAGAGCGTGCGAGCGCTCTACGAGTGCGGGTATTTGACGGTTGTCGCAGGTTGTGAGAACGCTCCCGGCGACCTATTGGCTGAGGTTTTGAGGGCGAAATTGCGGAAGGCGGTAGAAGCGAAGGGTGACGGCTCGAATAGTGCCCCTCGTTTTACGGCGAACGATGTGATTGTCCCATTGTCACACGATAACATGCCAGTGGACGTGAGGCGCGAGTGCGCCCGGTGGCTCCCAGAGGTGTTGTGGGCTGTCGCACGTGACGGGTTTTTGGGGCGCGCGTAAAACGGCGTCTAGCGTGCCTCCTGTAATGGGGTGGCGGGTTGCCCGTTTGCTGATTATGGAGCATACCGTCGGGGCCTGTCTACTGACGGCGCGCACGGTCGGCGCTTGGGCGTGAACGGTGTGCTATAATGGACGTATGACTGTTTCTTACGATACGCTACTACGCGATAAGCTGGGTGGAACTACCGTCGGTGACGAGCTGTGGCGGGCGGTGACGAGCGTCGAAGCTGGCGATGAGCGCGCGTACGGCGAGGCTCTGCTCACAATAGACCGACTGTCGTGGCGCGACTTCGAGGACAGGTATTATGAAACGGTTTCGTGCCGTTGGGCTAACAGGATGGTAGGCGACTCTCTGCTGCCGGGCGGCGCTCTCGAAACGCTGTTTTCTGCCGGGCGGGTGCACAATAAGTTCCGTGCGGCGCTCGCCGCCCACCAGAACATCACCGAAACGCTGGCGCGCGACGCTGCGCGCAGCCGAAGTAGCCTCGTGCGCGTGGCTTTGGCCGGGAACCCGGCGATTAGCGGCGACGCCGTGGGCGTGTTGCGCAAGTCGAAGTCGGAAGAGGTTATCGGCTACCTATTGTCGAACGGTGGGGTTGACGGTGAGACTCTGCGCGGCCTTGTGGAGTACGCGAGGCGTATTGGCATGGGCGAGTACATTATTGCATCCGACGGGTGTAAGAACCCGTCAATGCCGGTGGACGTGGTGCTAGAGTGGGCTTCTGGCGACGACACGCTGCGCCCGTGCGTGCTGAGTAGCCCAGTCCTCCCGAGGGGTAAGCTTGTGCAGCTTCTTTTAGAAGGTGTGGACGGTAGTGTCGATCAGGCCGCCAGGTTCGCTTTCGAGTCGCAGTCGAACGCTGATGGGGCGCTGATCGACTGGTACGTGAACATGTGGTTTCAGCGTGCGGGAGTCTTGCCTCGCCTGCGCTACAAGGGCGGTATTGTGCCTGCTTTGTCTCATCCGAGGGCGTGGGGTAGCACGTTGGAGCGCGCGTACGTGCTCTGCGGTGACGGGAAATACGGTAACGAGATAGTGGAGAGCATTCTGCGTTCACCGTCGTGCCCCGATTGGGTGCGGCGGGACGTGCTGGCGCGCGGTGACGAATGGCTTATTCATGTTGCGGCCACATGGTGTTCCAATGTTCCACCCGGTTTTGCGCGCACCCTCGCCGACAAAGGGCGCTGGTGGGACGCAGTGGCTTGCCTGAGCGCCCCCAGTGACGTGCTGGTGGAGGCGGTGGAACCGCTCGTCGCGGAGGCGAAGGATAAGCAGTCGCGCAGGAACGTTCTAAGCCGCGTGATTACGCACGGAAATTTCCCGCCGGAGGTTAGGCGCGAGGTCGCCCCGTGGTTAAAAACGTCATTGTGGGCTGTCGCCAGGGACTGTTTCCTGGGGCGCGCACAACATTCCGCCTAGCGGAGGGGCGGCGTCACCCCCGTTTGCGTCGGCGCGCGTCCACACCTTATAATGAGACTGTGACTGTTTCTTCCTACAGTAGTGTTTACGGGGCGCGTTGGGTGAGCCTTGGGATGTCAACGACAGCCTATGGCGTGAGGTGACAAGTGTCGAGGCGGGCGATGAGTGCGCGTACGGGCGAGCGCTGTGCCATGTGGGTGACATGATGCGCAGGTGCTTTTTGGTGGAGCGCCCGGATCGCGGTAAGCGCACCCAGTACACGCGGTTTCTGCGGGACCAGCGCACGCCGGGGGCCGCGCTCGAACTGTTGTTTGCGGCCGAGTGGCTGGACAATAATATGCGCGCGGATATTGCCGCTCACTGTAACGTCGCCGAGCGGTTAGAGGCGGTTGCGTTGCGGGGTGGTAGCCATCTGGTGCGTGAGGCTTTGGCCGGGAACCCGAGCGTGAGCGGCGAGACTATTGACGTTCTTCGCAGGTCGATGTCGCGTTACGTTGTCGGTAAACTATTGTCGAATAGTGCGCTCGACGGCCAGGTTCTACGCGAGTGTGTGGGCAAGGCGCGCGGCTTGGGGATGAGTGAGGGGAGATCGCCGGGCACGGGTGCGTGAACGCGTCCATGCCGGAAGATGTCGTGCTCTCGTGGCTGAATGGTGGAGATGAGCGTGCGCACGCTGAGGCGCTGTCGAGTCCCCTGTGCCCGCGAGGAGAACTGTGGCGTTACCTGACGGGCGAGTGCGCCCACACTCGGAGCGAGGGGCTGGATTCGCGTGTTTTTAGCGGCTGGTCGAACGCTGACGGGCAGATGGTTGACTACTACGCGAGTGGCGTGGTGGCCGGTATTGTTCGCGGCGACACTGACTTCGATCATGAGCATACGCTGCGGCTGGCGTTGCGGCACCCGAGGGTATGGAGCAGCACGGTTGAGAAGGCTTATACGATGGTCGATCATACGTTGCGGCTGCTGGCAAGCGTCATGGGGTCACCGGCTTGCCCGGAGTGGGTGTGGGCGGACGCGCTCGCTCGTTCCGGTCGGCTGCTGGCGCTGAGCGACAACTATGTTTTCGTGAAGACTGAGCGCGTTTTTGATGCCGCGTGGCTGTCTGGTCGTCATGCGCGTCGGCTCCTTGACGCCGGGCTTGCGTATTATGCCGTTTTTGTTGCGTGCGCGTCGCAGGGCACGCTGACCCGAGTCGCCGACTTCGCGCTGGCTCGCTCGCCCGCGTGGAAGTGGTTGTTGCGTGATGTGGCGGCGCATCGGAATACTCCTCCGGAGGTGAGGCGCGAGCTTGTCCGCTGGTTCCCTGAGTCGTTGTGGCTTGTTGCCAGGGATGGGTTCTTGGGGCGCGCCCGGCTTCAAAAGTAGTGGGAGGGGGAGTGCGTGTGTTTGCGCGCTGACGCCTCGCGTTTCTCTGTTTGGTGTCCGGCGGCGTGTTTTCGGGCCTTTGGTCCCTGGACTAGGGGCGCTATTTTGGGGTTTGTGGGCGCGGGTCGTGCAGCTTGCGCCCGCCGTAGTGTCAATTTGAGGTGTGCGGCTCCCGCAGTCCGTTTTGGTTGTGGGGGCTGCCTTGTTTGTTCGGGAGGGAACAATGGAAAAGATGGTTAACGTCAACGCTGAAGCAGCCGGTGGAGAAGCCGTAGTGGGCGCCCCGGCTGGCGGCGCAGCGGTTGAAACGGTGAGCGCGGCGGCTAACGAGAATACGGTCAGCGGCCGTGAGGATGGTTTGCCCGCGCCGCTCATTACCCCTACCAGCAACACCACTGGCGGTGCGGCGGTGGAGGACCTAGACCAGCGCCTCGGTGGCTTGTTCGGTGGAGATGAGACGAAAACGAAAGAGAACGCGAACAAGGACGCAAGGTTGTTCTCCACGTTCCGTGACCTGGAAGCCGGTGAGGTGAGCCGCTATTACGCGCTGCGGCAGCTCCCTGAGCGGGTGAGCGGAGCGCACGTGAGCGGCGACATTCACTTCCATGATTTGGATTACACGGTGCCGGGAGGCATGTTTAACTGTATGCTCGTGGACCTGCCGTTCATTCTCTCCCGCGAGGACTTCCCTATCGGCAACACGCGCGTCAACCGCGTGCGCAGCGTCGAAACAGCAACAGACCTGATTCCACAGATTGCCGCGCAGGTCAGTGTCGGCCAGTACGGCGGGCAGACCTACAGTAAGCTCGATGAGGTGTTGGAGCCTTACGTCATGTACACGTACCGGCGTGAGTTGGCGCGCGCCCTCGAACACGCCACGAAGGTCGCGGCAGAGATGGGCGTCGCGGGCGTGGAACCCTTGGACAAGAGTGTCGCTCTCATGGTCGCGTCAGGTGAGCGCGACCGCATGGCCGTGGGCGTCAACCAGAAGTTGTGGGACATGAGCGTCGCCGAGGCCAAGAAGCGCACAGAAAGCATCGTGTACGACAGCATGGAAGGCGTAGAATACGCGCTGAACACTGTGCAGGGTAACGGCCAGACCCCGTTCGTCACCATCAGTTTCGGCCTGTCTACGTCGTGGGCTGGCCGCGTCGTCCAGAAAGCCATCCTGAAAGTGCGCATCAACGGGTACGGTGCGCGCAGCAAGACCCCCGTGTTCCCGAAGCTCGTGTACATGCTGAAAGAGGGCGTGAACATGCGTAAGGGTGACCCGAACTATGACGTGAAGCGCCTCGCCTTGTATTGCGCGTCCAAGCGCATCTACCCCGATTTCCAGTCGGTCGATAACACGGTGCGCGACCTCGGATTCAACCCCACCAGTATGGGGTGTTTCGCGGGCGACCACACCGTGCGCGTGCGCATGGGCAGTGACGGAGACTACGAGACGTTGACGGGTGAGAAGCTGTGGGAGTGGGCGGTAAGCCAGTACGGTGCCCACAAGCAGCCTAACGGTGTGGACGAGTACGTGGATGTCCCCTCTGGTGACCTCGATGTGGCCGATTCGCATACCGGCACTGAACGGGGCGCGCGCGTGTTGCGGCTCGTCAAGAACTACAGCAATGTGTGGGTGCGCGTTAAGGTGGTGCCGGAAACCGAGTCGAACATGAGCGAGCGCAAGATTGTTCTGACGCTCACGGACGATCACCCGCTGCCCGTGCAGGGTAAGGGTCGCTTGTATGCGGGGAGTCTCATGCCGGGCGACCGTCTCACGTCCGCGTCTGGGGAAACGCTGCGTGTCACGTCCGTCACTGGATGCGCGCACGATGGCCCCTCTTACGATCTCACGACGGACACGGACTACTTTGACTTGAACGGTGTCGTGTCCCACAACTGCCGCTCTTTCCTGTCCTACTACGAGAACCCTGAAACCGGGGAGCCGGTAGAGTACGGGCGCTTCAATGTGGGCGTGGTGACATTGAACCTGCCGCGTATCGCCATGCAAACCGAAAGCACAGAAGAGTTCATGCGTTTGCTGGACGCGCGAGCCGAGATTGTTCGCGAGGCGTTGGATTGGCGTTTCGACCAGGTGCGTGAGGCGACCGCCAGCCAGTCCCCCATCCACTACGTGACCGGCGCGGCGGGCGTCGCCATGTCCCCGTCTGAGAAGGTGGGTGACCTCGTGGAGGGCGGTTACGCGACCGCGAGCATGGGCTACATCGGCGTGTATGAGGCGACCGCGAGGTTCTACGGCGGCGACTGGTACAGTAACCGTGAAGCGGTCGAGTTCAGCGTGAATATTGTGCGCAGGTTGGATGAGTTGGCGCGCTCCTGGAAGGCTGAGAGTGGTCGAGGCTACGGCGTGTACGGTACGCCGAGTGAGAGCCTGTGTGACAGGTTCGCCAGGCTTGACACGTGCCTGTTTGGTGATGTGGAGGACATCACCAGCAAGGGCTACTATCAGAACAGTTTTCACGTGGACGTGCGTAAGAACATGACACCGTTTGAGAAGTGGCGTGTGGAGGCGCAGTATTTGCCGTACACGACGGGCGGCGCGATTGATTACGTGGAGACGGAAACACTGTTGAAGAACCCGGACGCGTTGGAGTCTATCGTGGACGCGGCGGTCGCTGCGGGCGTCAGGTATTTTGGCGTGAACCAGCCGGTGAGCCAGTGTTTCGAGTGTGACTATTCGGGTGAGTTCGCGGCCGACGTGCGTGGCTTCTATTGCCCGGAGTGTGGGGAGCGTGACGAGGAGAAGATTAGCGTGGTGCGTAGGGTGTGTGGCTATTTGGGGTCTTTCGCTGACCGCCCCGTGGTGGAAGGGAAGCGAAAGGAGATTGTTGCCCGCGTGAAGCATTTGCGTGCGGGCGACGCGCCGACGGCGGGCGACGACATCCTGTAACCGCGTCTCGCGTGCCCGCGCATTTACCGCGCGCGTAATGTGAAGCACCCCCCGCTGCGCCTGCCTGTTATGGCGGCCGGTGGGGGTGCTTCGCGCTTTCCTTGTCTATGTGACAGCTAGGGGTTTCGTTGCTATTGGTCGGTATAGTTGGTATTGAGTGCATTTTAGGAGGGGCGCGTTGGCTAAAAACCAGACGTACAGGGCGTTTGTCGCGCGCCCCTCTCATGTTCTGGACTTGAACGGTGAGATACTAGATGGCGCGCCCGTTTTGGTGTCTCTCGCGTCTGAGGTTCGAGACATCTCTGGATACGCGGCCTACGTTGTCCGCAACGACGAGGCTCTAGGCGGTGAGTTGGCGCGGGTTACTGCGACGGCTCCCGCCGAGGCTGGCCGCCAGGCGGGCGTTGCTATGCCCGATTTTCTGTCGTCTGGCCGCACTGGTAGGTCGCGTAAAGAGAAGCTGTTTCAGTACAATGTTGTAACCTCCTACCGCTCCTATCAGGAGCGAGTTAAGGCCGCGAACGGGGAAAGCTCTAAGTACGTGAGCCAGGGCTGGAAACGTACCGCAAACGGGGCCGCTCCGTCGTATGGTGAGGACTATGTAAACCTGGGTGCGGTGGACAGCGCTTATGCCTGTATTGAGAATGACCCGTTTACTGACGGTGAGATTATCCTGAAAATGGTCATTCAAGGCGTGTGGTATCGGTTGATCTTCGACTTCGACAACAAGAGGTTCCGCGAGGGGAGGGTCACACTGCCCGTCATTAAAGTCCAGGACGGTCAGCTAGTTTTTATTTTCGCTGTCGTCGCAGAGAACCCTGTCGTGCAGTTTTCCGGGGACTATACTATCGGTGTGGACGTGGGAATCAACAACTACGCCACCGTCGTTGTCCGCGATACCAAGACGGGTCGCATAGTGTATGGGACGACGCTCTCCCAGCGGGTTCATTCACTGTGGAACAGTGTCCGAGCCTCCGAACTACAAGTCCGTCACTTGCGGAAGAAAGCTGCGACGATACTTGGCGACCGGCAAGGGCACATGTCCGCGCTGGATGAGGCGCGGCTTCACCGCGAGGCCGCGTCCCGGAAGAAGCGTGAGCTGGCGATTCTCGCGGCGCAAGAGATAGCTTATCTGTCCCACTCGTGGGGCAACGCGGTCGTTGCTGTGGAGGACCTAGGGTGGGTTGCGAACGCGATGCAGAACGGGCGCTGGAACCGAGGCGCTTTTGTCCGGTGGTTGACTCACTACGTGTCGCGGAATGGTGGCTGGGTCGTATCCGTAAATCCGGCCAACACGTCGCAACTGTGCTATAAATGCAGCTCCAAGGTTACGCATCCCACGCATAAGTTGTCCGTCTGCCACGAACGCGGGGTGATGGATAGGGACGTTAATGCTGCGGCTAACATCGCGGCACGGGCCGTGCCGCGCGTCGCTAAAGCGCGGGAGACACGGGCGAAGAACCGGAAACTACGGCCACAAGTGGCGCTTATGACGCCGCCCGCTAGAGGTTCGTTGAAGTATCCGGGGCGCGACCGAACCAAGAGTAAGCCTACTCCGAGAAGGAAGAACAACCGCCGAGTGTCCAGGGAGGTGATTCTTCCTTTACGCCCCGCTAGGGCACAAGCGCAACGCTTGGCGGCCAGGGTACTAGCGGACCAGGGCGCACGTGGTGCTCTGGGGACCAATGTGGCGGCGCTCAAACAGGGAAACGTGGCCTACGAATGTAGGTTATACAGCCTTATTTGATACTCTCTACTCGTCGATGGTCATGTGCGGACTGAACACGTCAATGACGCCCATAGGGCCGTAAGCGCTCTCATGTCCGTATGGCGCATTTTCGTTGGTGACGGAGAGGTAACTGAACGTGCATTGTTCGCTCATTGTTTCGATGAGTTCCGCAAGGTCCGCTCCGGTGATGCGGTCCCTTGTGGCGAGTTCGCAGCATAGGAGCGCGTGGGCGGTGCGAGCGTCTGACTCGAACAGCGTGTTACCGTCCTCTATGTGGGTGGCGATAGCATTGCGCCACCTCTGCGCTGCTTCCATGAGAGTGTTGGTGTCGGCTGTTTCAATGGCGGGACACAGGCCGGTTCCGATACCGACTTGTGCCCGGAGGCGCACGCGCGCGAGGAGCGCCGGTCGGCTTTGTCCCTGGCCGGGTGCGGAGAGAATATGCTCCTCGATGTCCGCTTCACCGGCATCGAAGTTCTCGAATAGTTGCAGGTATTCCCATATGCGCGCGTCGTCGCACTTTGTTGTCGCCGCGCTCACGACGTGTCGGGTGATGGTGTCGGCGTTTTGTGCGGCTACGACGCCGCGACCGTTGAGGATGCCCACGATTTTGGGGAGTCCGGGGCTGAATCGGGCTTCCGCGTAGAGTCGCGAGTGCAGGTTCACATACTTGTAAAAGTCGTCGCATGTGAACAGTTTATCGTCGCCGATTGGTTTACGGTCCCATTCGAGAGCGCGCAACAGGGCACGAATGATGGTGTTCGAGTAGTAGCTAATCCAGTCTTGCGGGGATAGTTTTCTCATGTCTAACAGCGCCAGGTAGAGCGCGCTCCACATGCGCGGCTGTTCCCTGCGGCTCTCATCGTAGATGAATGAGACGACGCGGCTAATGAACGCGTCGCGCAGAGAGTCAACGCGCTCGCACTGTTCGCGGTATTCAAGCGTCTTTTTCGGCATGTCGGCGAGTACTATTTGCGCGTCCGTATACTCGTCTCGTGCCGCCAGCGTGGCTTTCGCGTAATCTGCTTTAATGGACCCCATTCGATTGCCTCTCCTATTTTCTGTCGTTTGCGCTCGACTGTTAACGGTTGACACTGTCGCACAATGCCCCATCGCGTCACACACGCCCGCCCACGCGCTCGTTACACTGTGAGCGGGTGTGTTTGTTTCCTAGTTGACGCTCATGCGGGTGGCAGCGTAGTCGATGAGTTCTTCTACGGTGGTGATCGGTTTTCTCCACGTCGACGCGTCCGTGACGATTTTGAGCGCTTCCACGCCCGTTACAGGTGTTTGCATCGTGTCGATGAGTGCGGCTAGTTCCCTGTGGGGGAGACTGCGCCTGTCCATGAGCGTGAGGCAGAGGTAAGCGTGTGCGCGCCTCGCTGCCGCTTCCGTTTCGTTGTCGCCGTGTTCTTCCGCCCGCGCGATAGTATCACGCCACCGCTGCGCCGCTTCGCACACAAGGTTCGTGTCGGCGTTCACGAAAAAGATTGCGTCGTCGCCGATTTCTTCACATGCGATAGTTTCGTATCGTAGTATCTTGTCTCCCAGCCTGGTGAGGCTAGTTTCCTGCTCGCCTGCCGCTCGCATGATGTGGTCAGCGATACTTTGGTGGCGCAGGAATGGGATGCCTTGCTTGATGCGTTGCATCTCGTGCCCTTTGATATACAGCTCTCTATCGAGAATGATGTGCGCCGCGCGTTCCATGATCGTTAGCGAGTTCGTATACTCAGCGTCGTCCCCCTCTCCCAAATTCTCGATAACGCGACTGAGCGCCATCATCGTATATCCGAAGGGGGTGAGTACTAGCGAGTTGCGAACAATGTCAGTAAATCCCGCGTTGTTGAACGTGTCCGGGTTTATGGGTTGTGTGTCCCATCGTAGTTCGCTGATGGTTTCGGAAAGGATGTCTCCGGTCAGCTCGTCGTGAGGGTCGTTGCGTTCGTCTAGCGCTTCGGTGAGTGTTTCCCACATGTGCGCGTAGTCGCCGTTACGGTACGCGTCCGCGACGATGCTGGCGCACGCTCTCACGTGCTCGTCATCGTCGGGCGGGAATGGGAGGTGTGCGGTGTACTCCGGCTCGTCATAAAATGAGAAGCTTGCCGCTATCTCGGCGTTGTACTTGTCGCGTAGACGCTTGATGCGTTCTTTGTACTGGTTCACTGCTACCTCTCTTATCGCGTCACTGTCAGCCCATGTGGTGCGCCGCGTAGTCGATGACCTGCTCCCCGGTGCTCAGCAATTCGCCGAGTCTGCTGTTATTGTCGCGCACATGCAGGGCAATGGGTAGCGCGTCCTCACCGTCGTACCAAGCGCCCTGTTCGCTGCCGAGCGTCACGGTTTCAATGAGGACACTCAACATATCGGGAGTGAGCGCATCCCGCTCCAACAGGATAGAGCATGCGATGGCGTGAGCTGTCCTGGCTTGCGCGGCTCCCGCCTTATCGCCCTCATCCTCACACTGTTCAGCTAAACGCCCCCAATAGTCGGCGACGCTGGCGAGTGCCCCTGTGTCGTGCGCGTCCAGCCCGTAGGCGTGGCCGTGCGCGGTTGGGCGCTGACGGCGCGTGAGAGTAAGCATGTCGCCACTGAACACCAACGCCTCGTCTCCATCCTCACGGTCGGTGTTGGTTGCTTCTGTGATATAGTGTCCGGCGAGCCGCGTTGCCGTAGCCGGGTTGTCAGCCGCGAACACTGCCATGTTGCTCGCGCAGCGTCGGATAATGTCTGCCGCGTAGTAGAGCACGCCGCGAGCAAGCCGGTCCACAGCGTTATCGTCAGTCGCGTACTGGAAGATGTATTCGAGGGGCGTGCGCACCATACCGGCCGTGTTGGATGCGCTCACGGAGGCGATTTCACGGAACCCGTCACAGTCGAACAGCTCCGTGTCGGTGAGCGCGCCTGCTGCGCGGCAGCCAACAGTGTTGGTGAGTGGGGCGGCGCACGCGTTCTTACCGTTATCGGTGCGACTGGTGAGCATGTCGGCGAGTTCATGCCAGAACGAGTCTGCGCCGTCGTTGGTGAGCGTAGTCTCTAGGCGCATGGCGTGGGCTTCTGCGTCAATCTGGTCCATCGTGTTACTGTTCACGGCGGCTCTCCATTTCTTTTCTTCCCCTATGCGGGCGGGTCTTGTCTTTTCCGTTCTTATCGTAGCATACGCGCGGCCGGTTAGCGCGGTGACGCGGTTTCTCGCGTTTCCATGCGCCCGGACGCTTCGTCGATGAGCGCTTCCATGTTGAGAGTATAGTCCCATGTGCAGAATGGACCCCAGTCGCACGCGTGAGCGGTGATAGGTTCTGCGCGCCCACTGGTTTCTTCCACTAGCTGCATCGTGTCGATGAGGACCGCGAGGTCAGCGCAGGGGAGGGATTGCCCGTGTATGAGTGTGAGAGCTGCGTGCGCGTGCGCGACCCTTGCGAAAGCCTCCCCCTTGCTGTCGCTTTCTTGTTCGGCGCGCGTGATTTCGCCGCGCCACCATTCGGCGGCGTCCCGCATTTCTTGCGTGACGCTTGGCGTGGGGGTGAACTGGCGATTGTATCTGATGAAGTGGCCGGGTAGCGTTTCTGCTTGTAGGGCTTGCTCGCCGACGCTGGCGAGCGCAGTGTCCGCTTCTCGCGGCGCACCCAAGACGTACTGGTCGATGTAGTGGTGGCGAGCGTAGGGTAAGCGATGCGCGAGCGTGCTCAGTGCTTCCTTGTGGATGTGCGGGTTGATGGCGAGGAGCACGCGTGCGACCTGTTCGATGATGGTCAGGTTGTTGTCTCGCGTTAGGTTGGTTTCGTCGTCAGTATATTCGGTGAGTTGGCAAAGAAGCGCAGATAGCGGATTGTAGTGGTAATTTCCGCAGGCTTCTTTCACCATGCGCTCAAACGTGGGGTTGTTGAACGCGTCAGGGTGAATGAGGTCGCTGTCCCACTCTAACATGTGGATGGTTTCGTGTTTGATGTCGTGAATGATGTCGCTGGCGTCATCGCCACGGTCTCGGATTGCCTCAGCGAACGCCTCCCACATGTGCGAGTAGTGGCCGTTGCGGTATGCTCGTGAGACGGTTGCGGCGCATCTTTCGATGATGGCACCTGATTCGTCGTTGAACGCGTCCACGCTCGCGTCGGTGTCGTCCCCTGGCTCAAACTCGTAGTAAAAATCGCTGTACTGGTCGCGTAGCTGCTTAATACGCTCCACGTATTCGTTAACCACTTGTCCTCTTCTTCCCTCTTTCATGTTCGCTTATTCGCTCGCTCCCTGCGGTGCTTGATTATACCACTTGTCGTCGTTGTTTCGCTGTGCTTTATGCGCGCCCTGTGACGCTCACATGCGCTGAGCAACATAGTCGATCAGGGTTTCCACACTGTTGACGTGGGACTCGTAAGGTGAGAGCGGGTCATGGAAGCTGAGCGTGAGGGTATGGGCGTCCTTCCCTTCCTCGCGCGCCTGGTCTTGCTCGTTGAACATGTCCATGAGCGCCGCCAGGTCGCCTGTTGTGATTGTGCCCCGGTGGGCGAAGAGTGTCGCGGCGATGGCCGTGTGGGCGTACCGCGCCTCACGATGCTCGGGCGAGTCTACGCTCGTGTTGTCGATGATGTTGCGCCACCGCTCAGCTGCCACGGTGAGCGCGTCGGTGCTGCGCGTGTCGAGCTGGTATGCTCCTGCCGTGATCGAGCGCAGTACGAGTCCGTTGGTGTCCTTCCAAATGATGAGGCGACCCAGTGTCGCCGCACTGTTGTCTGAGAACATGAGGTATTCGCAGGCGCACGTGTTGGCGAATATGCTGTGCTCCGTGGGGATAAGCGCGTTCGGTTTGCTCGCTTTGCTCATGTTTTCGAGGATGACGCGCGCCGCGTTCTCAATGATGCCGCGCATGATGGTTGTCATCGTCTCGCGCCTGGCGAGAACCTTTTCTGTGAGTGTTTCGCTTTCTTCACTGAGTTGCTTGATGAGGCCGTGGAGTGTCGTGCTCGGGTCGTAGATCGCGTTGTCAGCTAACGCGGATGCTGCGCTGCGGAACGCGTCACAGTCGTAGAGACTGTCCCCCATGAGCGCCATGCCTTCCCAGTCGGCGCGGTCAATGAGCGTGCTCGTGTTGGTGTCGCCGTTGGGGAGCATGAAACTGTAGGAGAGAACGTGCATGGTGGCGCGCCAGAGCGTCTGCGCGTCACCTTGCTGGATGGCGTTGTTGACCGTGTTCACGCACGCCTGCTGGTGGCGTCGTTTCGCATCGTTGAGTCGCTGAGTGGCTTGCTCGTGTGCCTGGTATGTGGGGTGCGTCTGGTCGTAGTAGCCGCGTTTGTCTGTGGGGCACTCGCGTTCGACCGTGAGCGATGTCTGCGTCCACTCGTCGTACGCTTTGCGCGCCTCCTGGTACGTGTCGTTAATGGAGAAAAAGGTGTCACGCACTAGCTTCTCTGGCGTGGACGTAAAGGCGCTTGCGTATTGCGTGGTCATTGGCTTGCCGTTCTCTCTGTTTTCCGTCTCCCGTTTCCATTGTAACACGTCGGCGTGAGGTTAGCTGACGGCCATGCGTGCGGCCGCAAAGTCGATGAGCTTGTCCACGTTGATTGCCGGGAACGCCAGGGTGCTGTACATCACCTCGTTGTCGTTGACGTGCATGGTGCGGCAGTAGTTTCCCTTCTTGGTGTGAACCTTCATGAGTTTTTGCTCTTGGAATGTGTCGATGAGGGCGGCGAGGTCGCTGGGTGTGAGTTCACCGCGTTCTAGGAGGCTGCTGGCGAGCATCATGTGGGCGCACCTGGCCGCTACCTCGCTGCCGGTGTCGCCTTGTTCTTCTGCGTCTTGAATGGCTGTCCGCCACCGCTTCGCCGCTTCTGTGACGCTGCCGCATAGCGCGCGGACGACGCCGTAGTTCGCGGGGTACACGCTGTACTTTGTTTCCGTGTTCCCTGTGAAGATGATGCGTCCTACTTGTGTGAGGGTGGGGAGGTCGCGGGCGTGGTCTCCTGCGAGATATGCACTCACGGCGAGGTTGGAAATTCTGTTTGAGTAGCGTCGGGGGTGTTCCGCGAGCGTTGCGAGGTTACCGCTGGCGGTCAGCTCTTTAGTAGCGTGTTCTCCGATTGTGGCAGCGTTCAGTCCTGCCCTCGTTTTGCCCTTGTTGGCGTTGCCGGTCAGGTGGTCGAGGAGAAGCCATACGCCCGCTGGTATTCCCGGTGTCTGTGTGCTGGCCGCGTCGTCGTGAACTGCGCGAGTGAACGCTTCACAGTCGAACGCGTCCTCGTCAATATGCTGCTCGTCCCATCCGGTCAGGCTGATAAGGTGGCTGATGATGCCGTTGGTGATGGGTGAGGGGGCGCACATGTCGTAGCGAGTGGACGTGGAGAGTGCCCGCCACATGGCCTGGTAGTCGCCCGCCCGGTATGCTTGCGCGATGATGCGGGCGCACTTTCTCGCGTGCGCATCCATCAGGCTTTCTTGCTGGTGGGTGCTGTGGCCTCCGCGCAGGTATTCACTCCGGTATCTGGCGCGTTCGGCGGTGATCGCGTTCACGTAGTCGCCGCTCATGGTGTTACTCGTCATCTTGTTATCTCTCTTCCTGCCCTGTTATTTGCGGCCCGTTTCCATGCGCGACGCGGCCATGTCGATTAGCTCATCCACTTTGATGATGTCCGTGTAAATGTCGCGGACGTTGGTGCCGCTCGCGTTCCTGTCGCGGATACGCATGTTGCGCGGCTCTATGCTGCCGCCGAAAAGTCGTGTTTTCACTTGCATGAGGCTTGTCGCCTCAAATGTGTCAATGAGGGTAGCGAGGTCGGCTGATGGTAGCGCGCCACGTTCCATGAGCGCGCCACAGAGTTTCATGTGGGCGCACCTCGCTTCGATCTCGCGCGCCTCATCCCCGTTTGTTTCTGCGCCGTTAATGATGGAGCGCCACCTGGCGGCTGCGCCCTGAACGTCCCCGCATAGCGCGTAAACGATACCGTAGCTTGCAGCGTTTACCATATAGTTGCTGGTTGTTGTGTGAAAGTTCTTGCGGCCTATGCGGGCGAGGATGTTGTCGTCACTGTTGTCTTCGCCCGCCAGGTACGCGTGCTCGGCAAGGCCGATGGGGGCGCATAATTTCAGGGCGTTGTTTATCAGTTCTTCGCCGTTGGCGCAGCTATTGGCGAGTTCTTCCATGATGCGGTTGCCGAGCGCCACAGTGTTACGTGCAGCCGTGAAGCTAGGGTCACTCGTTTTTAGCGCATTAAAGTCTCCCCAGGCATAAAGGCGACCAAGCAGGCGATGCACGCCGTTCAGGTAATCGTACCTGTTTTTAATGGTGTCGCGGGCGACGGCGCGCGCGAATGACGCTTCGTGTAGAGCGCCGTCGCTAATACCGTGTTCGAGCAACCCTGTCAGCATGATGGTTTGTTCGATAATGTGGAAGGCCGCGTTTTTGTAATATATCCAATCGTCGGTGTGAGTGGCGCCTGCCAGAAACCGTCGTAGTTCCCGTCATGGTAGGCTTGCGCGATGATTGGCGCGCACGCGTCCACGTAACGCGCTTGCGCGTCCTCAAATGCTTGCGTAGGGTCCATGAGTGTACCGTCTGCCGAGCGCGCGGTTATGCGCCCCTCGCAGATGGCTTTTCGCTCTCTCCAGTATTTCTCACGCTCGTCGGTGACAGCTTTTGCATACCTCATTTTCTCGCTCCTCTTCTACCCTCCACGCGTTTCGTCTCGCTACCCACCTGTCGGAAGCGCGCACGTGACGCGCCCCCAACTTTCATGACACGTTATGGTACCATGTTTCCGTGTTGGCCGCGCGTCAAGCGTGAGCGTGTGCTATGATGTGTTTTGTTGCAAAAAGATGACACCAACCAAGAGGAGATACGAGAGATGACCGCCGAACAGAACAAGGGTGCCGCCACTGAGGGAAAGAATACCCCGTTCCTGCCCAAGGGTATGGACAAGAGCGTGTCCTACCGCGCTGTGAGGGGGCAGTTTAATGACCCGACGGGCACTCCGGTTGTCCTCATCTCTCAGCCTGGACAGGGTAAGACGGCGGTCGTGTACGCGCTCGCCGCCGAACACGACTACGAAGTCATTACGATTGTCGGCTCGCAGAAGGACCGCACCGACATTACTGGGTTGCCTACCCTCGTTAATTTCACGGTGACGCGCCCGGACGGCACCGTGGATGAGGTGCGCCAGGTGGAGTACGCGGTCGAAAAGTGGCAGCGTATCGTCATGGAGCGCAAGCGCGTTGTCGTGTTCCTGGATGAGCTGAACACGGCTCCCCCGGATGTCGTGTCCTCGCTGCTCACTATTTTGGCCGACCGGCGCTTCCCGAACGGGGAGACCATGCCGGAGGAGACCGTCATCCTGGGCGCTATGAATGATCGTGATACCGGCTCAGAGTATCACGATATGGCTCCGGCTCTCGCGAACCGTCTGTGCCTCGTCGGCTATCACATGCCGCTGGGCGCGTGGCTGGATGGTGTGCGCCGCGCGTGGGGTAAGACCGTCGGCGAGCGCGAACAGTGGATGCGCCGCGCGGTCGCGGACTTCGTGGACGAAAACCCCGGCTACGCTAATATGCCCAACGATCCGATGGGCGAAGCCGTTAACGCGGCGCAGTTTGGGTTCGCGTCGGACCCGGCTAACGACATGGTTGCCGCGCACGCGTTCCCGTCATACCGTTCGTGGGACCGCCTCGCCACCAAGCTCGCCCACACGTCCCCCCTGGAAGATGGCAGCCCTGACACTGAGCTGGAACACGTGTATGCGGGCGGCATGATCGGCTTCAAGGCCGCTTTCGCGTTCCGTGAGTTCCTTACGCGCCGCCGCGAAGCGGAGAAAACGTTTGACGCGCGCCAGTTCATCAACGACGCGTTCACTATTGGCGACGACGGGGAGCCGGTCGCTAACCCTGACGCGCTGAGCGAGTGGCCGCGTATTGTCGGCGAGGACGGCGCAGACAACCGTCTCGCGGTCGCTAGGGAAGCTGGTCGCCTCGCGGTCGATGACGTGGAGGAAACCCACGTGACCGCTGAGGAACTGCGCAACATCATGCTCCTGTTGCCTGTCCTGTCGGGTGACGAGGAGGTGCCGGGCGTGGGCGGTCGGCTGGATAGTAGCGCCCTCGCGTCTCTGGGTAAGAGTGTCAGTAAGGTGTTTACTAAGGCTCAGAAGCACGCCTACGAGGTGACGGCTGGTGACGCTGAGGGTAGGGTGAAGCGCCGTATGGTGGTGAACGCGCTCGCTAAGGCGCTCGCGTGCCCGCATATTTCGGACGCGAAGAATATGAAGGCGGCATCCAGGGCCGCGTGACGTTGGTAGCTGGGCGCGGCGTGGGGTAACTCGTACACGATGAGCAGCCCCACGCCTCTCCGCCCCGGCGCTCGTCTCGCCTCACGCGTTTGGTGATTGAGGACTGGCGTGACCGCGACATGCGGTAGCGGCGTTTGACGATAGGGCGGTGCGCGCGGAAGCGCGCTTGTTTTGCGTGTGGTTGATGTGGCGCGCTCACCCGTCCTCGTGCTATACTGGTGTCCTGTTGAATATGATGGATGATGTGAACAAGGAGAGTGCTCGCCGTGGCGACTACGAGGGAAGTTCTAGCGCGGGAAGCTAAGGAAGCCGAGGCGTGGGCGAAAGAGAACGCCCGCAGCATGGCTGAGCAGGGTTCCAGGTATCGTCGCCTGTCCCCGTGGGAAGGCAGCGTATGGAGTAAGACCATCGAGTCTTTGCTTCTCCCGAAGGATAAGGGCGGTTACGGCTTGTACCCGCTGTCACCGATCTTTGCTCTCCTCATGCCGTTCGTGGACATTACGTGCGAGACCGCGTACACGGACGTGCGCGCCCGCGTAGGGTTGGGGTTGCAGTTCTTCTACAAGTGGGATAACCGTTTGAGGGCGTTCGCTCTCGCCCACGAGGCGCTGCACGTGGCGAACCGTCATTTTCAGCGCGCCGACGAGTGCGGTAAGACGTTCGAGCACGCGCACCGCATGATGAACCTTGCGGGCGACATGGAGATCAACGAGCTTCTTCTGGATATGGGTGTCGCCCATAGTAAGGATGAGGACGCGTTCGTGTTCCCGTCAAAGTGGGGGTATGAGCGGTCGCGCACGATGGAGGAATACCTCGCGTCCCTGTCTCAGGATCGGGATAAGTTGGAGGAATTGGCTCGCATGTTGGAAGAGTTGCAGAATCGCTATGGCGGCGGCAAGGCTGGCGACGGTGGTTCTGGCGAGGGCCAGTCGGGCGATTCTGACGAGTCTGGTTCTGACGGTGAAGGCTCCAAGGGCGGCGAGTCCGGCAAGCCGGGGGGCGGGCAGTCTAACGGCGGCGATTCTGGCACCTCTGGCGGCACACAGTCCGGCGAGGGCGAGAATGGTTCCGGTTCCCAGGGGGACGGCGGCTCTTGTTCTTCTGGTTCTGGTGGCGAGGGTTCCAATGGTGGAGCGCAGTCGGGTTCTCAGGGTGGCGGTAACGGTTCCGGTGACGAGTCGGGCGATGGTTCTTCTGGTTCCGGTCATGGCGGCGCTGGTTCCGCTAACGAAAGCGCTGACCCCGGCCAGGGTGGCGGTCCTGGTTCCTCAGGTTCTGGCGGTGAAGGCTCCAAGGGCGGCGGCTCCCAGTCGGGTGACGCGGACTCTCAGGGCAAGAACGGTTCTGGCGAACAGTCTGACTCGCAGGGTGAGAGCGGTTCCGAGGGCGACGGTAAGGGCGATTGGACCAGTCAGTATGTGCGCGCGAACGTTGGACACGCGTGCGGGTCGCGCAGCAACAGTGAGGATGATCGTGAGGGCGAGCGCATCGAAGGCGAGACCGGGGTGCGTGGCCGCGCAATGGCTGACGTTGAGGGCGCTCGCCAAGACGCTGAGGCGCTGGTGCGTGAAGCCGCCGACGGCAGTAACAGCATGGGTAGCGGCGCGGGCGACTCGTGGGTGAGGCTACTTGCCCGCATGGCTCCGCCGCGCGTGAACTGGCAGAGCGTGCTGGCTGGCGTGGTTGGCCGTTCCATGTCGTCGCGCGTTCGCGGCAACAGGTATGCGACGTACAAGCGCCCGAATCGTCGCCGCCAGGGCGGCGAGTTCGTTTGGCCGTCGCGCGAGGACAACAAGCCGACCGTGCATGTCGCGGTGGACACGTCGGGTAGCATGGGACGTGATGACTACGCGCACGCTGTGGCTGAGATTGAAGGTATTTTGCGCGCGTCGGCGTCGGGTGCGGCTATCGGCTTCTACGGTGTTGATACGCAGATGAGTGAGCGTCCGCGTATGGTGTCGCATGTTCGTGACCTGAAAGCGTTTGGTGGCGGCGGCACGGACATGTCTGTCCCGTATGAGTGGATGGCGGGCGAGTGGGCGGCTGGCGGTAAGCGTCGTCGCGAGCTGCCGGATGTTCATGTTCTGGTGACGGATGGCTGGGTTGATTGGGGGGAGACGCTTGTGGCGGCTGCGAAGTGTCGCCAGTTCACGCGGATGGTGATTGTGGTGACGAGCGCGAGCGAGAGTAAGCGTGTTATTGAAGATGGGCGTGCGGTTGGCGTGAGCGTGGTGTTTGTGAACGGGTGACGCAAAGCGCCGCATACGCTCTGGTCGTAAAGCGCGTGCGGGTGTTGTGCGGTCGTGGGGCGCGTTTGCTGCCGGTTTGGTGGTGGACGCGCCCCACGTTCTGTTTGCGGGGCGTTTCCTCTCGGAGGCCGTTTCGCGCCGTGCGGTGTGGCGGGGCGGCTATTGGCGTTGTGTTCGCGCGTTCCTAACATGTGAAGGGGTTTTGTTGTGGCCGGGTTGTCCCGTGGTGAGAGAGAAGCAAAAATGCGAGGTATTGCCGTCCGCGCAGAATACGCGGCGTTCATGGGTGAGTGTGAGCGTTTGGGTGTGAGCGTGGGCGGTAACGCCGAAAACAAGTACATGGTGTTCAGGCGCACCCTGGTTCGTGACGACGCGGCACTGCGCGGTGGGGATGGTCTCGGCGGCGAGGGTGGCATGGTTGACCTGCGGTATGGTGCGGATGTGGCGCTCGTGTGCGCGCGGATGGTTCAGGCGTGTTTCCGCGAGAGTGTAGCGCCGTCGGTGTTTGCGGGTATGTCGCCGTTGGGTGTGCTTATGTTTTTGGGGTTGGACGGACAGTGTAAGGACGATCCTGGTGCGGATGCGCTTGCTGCTGGCGCGTGTGGTGACTTGGCGCTTAACGGTGTGAAGTGAAGCGCGGTCGCGCGGCCACTGTCGCGTGTGCGCTGTGTCGCGCCGTCTGGTTGACTGTCTCGTCGCCTCTGGCTCCTCGTGTCGCTGTCGTTGCGTGAGCGCCCCTCGTTCCGCCCTATATGCGCCGGTTATCCGTATCGCCGTCGATGCGGTGCCTGTGCGCGCTTCTCGCGGGCGAACACGTCGTCAACCCACTCCGATAGGGTACGCACGTTTTGAGGCCGTTAAAACGCGTTCCAGAGTTTCGCTTGTCGAGCGCCGGATACAGTAAAGGGGCACCGTTGCAACCTAGTTTACACTAGGTTGCATGGCCTCGTTACCAAGGCCAGCTCCAAGTCTCACGGCGCTCTTATGCGCCCGCTTGGTTCGCGCTTCACCGAGGCCAGCGTTCCCAACAGTATGTTGGTTTCGTCTTACGTCCTCTCCACGCGCGTTTAATGTCCCCGGGGCACTCCCGGCGACCTGAATATTGATGGCCGCGTTCAGATCACGGTCCATTGACAGGCCGCACGCGTCACAGTTAAACGTTCGCTCACTCAGGGACAGTTTGGCTTTCACTACCCCACAGTTTGAGCATGTTTTACTGGACGGATACCACCTATCAACCACACGCAACACGGCCCCAGAGCGTGCAGTCTTATACTCCAACTGACGGCGAAACTCCCCGAGGGAAGCGTCGCTCACGCTGCGGGCGAGGCTATGGTTTTTCACCATACCCGCAACATTCAAGTCCTCAACGCACACGACGCTGTACTTACTAGCAATCATAGCCGTTGCCTTATGGATGGCGTCAGCTCGCACGCCCGCCACGCGAGCGTGCAACCGGGCGACATGTTTCTTAGCCCTCTCACGCCGCGCACTCCCCTTAACCTTGCGGCTCATGGCTTGCTGAGCCTTCCGCAACGCTTTCAACCTAGCACCCAGGGCGCGAGGGTTAGGGATAACAGTCCCATCCGAGAGCGTAGCGAGGTTCTTCACACCGAGATCAACACCAACCGCGCCACCTCGCGGCGCTGGGTTGGTAATTGGCTCGCGTTCCACGGTCAAGCTCGCATACCAATTCCCGGCCCGGCGCGACACGGTTATGCGGACAAGACGCGCTCTATCCACCCGTTTATACACATTCTCCGTGCAATGCACGCGGCCGATGCGGGGCAGCTTCAACCCGTAAGGGTCACTGGCCGTGGGCGCGGTAAACCCCGTGGAATACTCGAACCGCATGGCATGGTTCTTCGACTTGAAACGGGGGAAACCTACTCTCTTACCTTTACGCTGCCCTTTACGGGACTGAGACCAGTTAGACAAACCCTGGGACAAGCTACGCAACGCCATGCTGTAGGCTTCCTTGCTGTTCTGGCTCCACCACACGACACCAGTATCCCGGTTGACGGCGAGAGTATCTTTGTTCGCGTTCCACCAGCGACGCAGAGCGTAATGGGACCAGTCGGCAGGCTCGCTGTTTTCTAGCGCTTCTTTCACGTGAGCGAGACCAGCGTTATACGCGAAACGAGCAGCCCCGGCGTGACTCACCATCAGGCGCTCCTGCCTCGGCGTAGGGTCAAGCCTTACCTTCACAGCCTCATACGAGGTCATATGGCGCAATCACCCCCAAACCTTCCCGCTCACTTACCAACGCGTTTCATAACACAATATCAGCGAAGAAACCAACACAACTTTACAGTGGGCGTACCCCCAGCAATCGGGGCACCCCACACACCGAAAGTTTCGGAATGAGGGTGCCCCACAAGCGAGCGCCACGCGAGGGCGGCACTCGCCACGGTCACGTGGTCACTACTGTTCCCACTCGGGGTACGCGACACCGATCTCCCACATGTACTGGTCGTAGGCCGCCTTCATCACGCACGACGACCATTCGTTCAACTCCGCGTCGTCCTCTGCGAGCGCCATCTCACCCAGGTTCTCCGGCACACTCGCCATCCCGTAATTGAGCGCATCAATAACGCTATGGCGGATACGCGTGTGGGACGCAACATTAGCGTCCGGTTTAGTAACGCTCAGCTTACCGACCTTGCGCTGGACAAACACCTGCATTTTCCCGATCTTCATGTACAGGTGCTCGGCAACCAGGCGAGCCGCCTCCACCGTCAGCTCACCATCGCTCGCGTCCATGAGCTTATTGAACAGGGATGCGACCGCCGTGATGGAACTGCTGCCGGGGTTCGGGTCGCCGCTGGGCGTGTACGGGAACCACGGCTTAGGCTCCGGGCTGGCGCCCTGCGCCTCATACGCTGGGCGCTGCGCCGGTGCCTGCTCCTGAGCGGGAACATGCGCACCCCACGCGCTGCCCGTCGAAAATTCACGCTTAGCGAGGGCACGCGCCGCCTCCGGGTTCAGCTCCGGGTTGCGGCGAACAATCATGTCCTCGAACATGTTGCTCTTAGGGAGGTTACCCTGGAAAACCCTCTCATTCCCCTTGTCGTCAACAAAGCGCGTTTCGCTATCGTCTACAATCCACGTCTTACCACCATCGAGCGACACGGCTGCGACAGCGGTCTCGAAAATGCGGTACTTCTTTTCAACGTCGCCAATCGACATGCTGCCCCTGGCTTCGTTGTACTCGCGAACGAAATCAGCCCACGTCATGTCCAACGGCGCTTTTTCGGTGCCGTCGTGACCACCGTTGAAGCCGGGCGCAATGTGGCCGTCCTTCGTGTACGGCTTCGTGTCTTTCCTAGCCTTACGCTTGCGGTACTTTTCGATACGGTAAATAATGGGCGTGTTATTGTCGTACGCTTCGCGCAAGGCGGCGGCAACCTTATTGGTGCCATCGTCAAAAACGGAGCCGTACACATCATAGTCGTCGCCGTCGTGCTTAAAAATCGCCTTGTAGCGCGTGTTTGCGTCGCTACCCGGCCTCGGCCTCGTCACATCTAGCTTGCTGATACGCTCATAGCCCGTGCGAACCTCTAGCTGTTCGCGCTTGTCTGCCGGCGCTGACGGGTCGCCCGCGAGCGTAACAAACGGGAAAACCTTGTCCCCCACTCGCATGTTCTCGTACAGCGGCGGAACGGTGCCGTTCACGCCGTTTGTGTTCGTTTCGTTCATGTTCTGCGCCATCCTTGCTCCTCATGTGGCATCACTTGTTATGCGTGTTTCTCTTGAACCCGCTCTCGAAGCGAACGGGGCCGCGTCCACGAGTGTAGACGCTTGCGGCGGGCGCGCCCTCTCAACAGTGAGGCCGCCACGCCATACAGCACGAACGGCGTGCGCGCAAAAACTGCCCTACGTGAGGAACAGCTTCACGCGCCCACCGTGGGCGTTAACAGCCGCGCCCCGGCCACGCGCGGGGCGCGCACCTGTCAGAACGGAGGCTCGTCGCCATACTGGGTAGCCGCGCCGCCAGTGAAAGCGTCAGCCTGCGCGGCGGGAGCCTGCTGCTGGAAACCGCCCTGCTGCGCGCCGCCATTGTATGCGGCCTGACGCATGTCCGCCGCCTGCGGCTGCGCGGGGGCCGCCTGCTGGTAGCCGCTGCGGCCCTGACTAAAGCCGCCACCGTTGTTGGTGCGGGTGACCTGCGCGCGAGCGCGACGCAGCGACGGACCAACCTCATCGACAAGGAGTTCCATGACGGTGCGCTTATCGCCGTCCTTCGTCTCAAACGAGCGCTGGACCAAGCGACCCTGAACGATGACGCGCATGCCCTTACGCAGCGACTCGGTAACGTTCTCGGCGGCCTCGCGCCACACGGAACAGCGCATAAACAGCGACTCGCCGTCCTTCCACTCGCCAGAGTTACGGTCGTACGTGCGAGGCGTTGACGCGACGGTGAAGCTCGCGACCGCCGCACCGTTCCCAGTCCAATGTAGTTCCGGGTCGGCGGTCAGATTGCCGATCACTGTAATAACTGTCTCTCCTGCCAAGGTTCCATCCTCTTTCTTGTCTTGGTTTTTCCTTGCAAAGCCTAATATAAACGCCCATATTGGCGTTGTCAAAAGTTCGCTAACGGCTCTATGGGGCGCATCGTTTCGCCTCTATTCCCGTTGCTCGTTCAACACCTCGAAACGCCGTGCGTTTGCGTTTTCGCCGCGCTAAAAACTACCCCGGTACGCGAGTGGGCGGGCGTAAGGGCGGCGCTGCCCCGGTTTCAGTGGGAGTGCTCGCTCGTTTGGCGATTGAGCGCGTGAGCAAGCTCACTTTCCCACGCGCCACCCAGCTTACTTGCCTTCTCGTTGACACTCTCCGCGCTAATCTGGCGCGCATCCTGGTTCTCGCTCTCCGCGCGCTCTGCCCACCAAGAGGGGGACTCGTCGCCATAGTCGCCATATTTGCGGCTACGCATGTAGTAGTAGAGGGCAACAGCGGCCATTGCAACCGGAAGAAACCGGAACAACCAGTTCACTGCCACGTAGGCGCTCATCCACGATGACGTTTCCTCGCCGCCGAAACCCGTGTAAAGCGGAATCCACCAAGCGTTTGCGAGAACCAGCGCCACCACCGCGTAACGCCCCATACGGCGGCAACACGACGATAGAGGACACGATAACGCGAGAGTAGCGTCAGCGGCGTTTGCTTCCTCAACTTGTCCCGCTCGTACACCGCTCTCACGCTACCATGCAGCGACACGGCGAGGACCACCAGTGACGCAACTTCAAGAATCGCTAAAATAGTGAACGTCATTATTGTTTCCTTCCAAGCGCGTCAGCCAGTTCACGCTCCCATGCGCCGCCGCAACTAATCGTCTGATTCTCACACTGTACCATGCTGTCGGCCGCGTCGCCAGCCGTGGCGTCAGTTTTCTTCGCTGCGAACGGGCACTGAGCTGCTGGGCGTGTCGAAGAAAACAAGGTATTCATGAACATAACACCATGCACAAGCGCAATCGCAAACAACGAAACGGTGAGAACAAACAAAGCGAATAGGCGCGCATCCGTTGGTCCATTCTCGCCGATCACTGTTTTCGACATTTCAACGAAAGACCCGGAGAACTTACCAGAGTCACAAAGTGAGCGGACGCGACGGTGTTAAGCGCCCAACCAAGAAACGACCAAAACAGGTTGAGACCCCGGCACGTGTTGCAACCGCAATCACCGAAATGGGCGTAAAATAACACGCAGTTGACGGCTATGCAGAGGAGGGCGACAATAATCAATCCGCCGACTGCAAACGCCTGCGCGATGTTATGGAAAATCTCGCTTACGTTCTCGTCCGTAACGCTGCCAGACTGCGTGGAATACGGCAACCATAGTGTCCCGGTCATTCTTCACCTATTTCTTCGCGAGTGCGGCTGACAGTTCACGCTCCCACGCGACGCCAGTAGTCAACGGTTGCTCTTCCAACAGTGCCATAGCATCCACCGTATTGTCGCCATCATTAACCTGCATGCCTGTTTTGAGTAGGCACGGTTGATTGTGACAGCCTCGCGGGTTGAGGAGAGTATATACTGACGTGAACATGCACGCGAGAACAGCGACACTAGCTACGAGGGTGAGCACTGCGAGCGGAGACGGGTCGGCGGCAGGACCGCCACCGACAGGCGTTTGCGTACTCGTTGACGCGGAGGAAAAGAAAACAACGTTCACAAACGGAAACAGCATGTTCACGCCCGCCGCAAGCGCCGCACGCACAGGGGCGCGCCACACGCATTTGTTAACACACCCGCAACCGTCACGCCACCCTCGCCACACGTAACTCGCAAGCGCAACGTTAGCGGAGACAAACAGTAGCCAGAGGGCAACACAGGTAAGACGCATCTGTGCCTCAGCGAGCGCCTCTAGCGCACTCCCCGTGGGATTACTGCACGCCTCAGCGCACGCGGTCATAGCGTTCACTGTTCACTATCCTCACTGCCGTTCCCGTGCGCGTTAATTTCATCCACGAGTGCGCTGCCACGCACCACGGCAGAGCAAACGATGCTCGCCACAATCAACACGGCGACCGCAATGATCTCCCACGCCAACAAGCCGACGCCGAGGAAACTCGCGCCCGGATGCTCCGACCGATAATGCGAACCAGGAATCGACGGGACAATAAACGCGAGCAACACGACAGCGTTCACGCCAAAACGGTACGCGCCTGTCATGTTGCCTTTCTTGCGCTCCACAAAGTCGTACATGACACTCATGGCGAGCGCCAATCCGGCTCCCGCGAAAAACGACGCAACGGCCATGCCTGCGGTCATAAACATCCTTTGCTTTCGTCCCGCTACAAGGAATTGTAGCGCTCGATTATCTTTCAACGTGCTCAATGATACCACGCGAGAGAGGGGTGCGCGTCTTGAAAACGCTCGCGCACCTTTTCTCTCACGCGACAGCTGTTTATCCGCGCCGCTTGCGCCCCAGCGCCTCGTCAATGGGCGCAACGCGCCGCGTCAGCCCGTCAACGTTCATGCCGGTGTTAGACCGACGCGCGTAAAGCCCTTGGCTACGAGCAGCATGTAGTATTATGCTAGTTGCTGCGCTGACACGTCGCTCCTGTGCTGTCCGCGCCTCACGCTTACGCGCAAGCGTGGACAGTAGGCGATACCTCCTCGCTTTCACGCGTCGCTGCCTTCGCTGACGTTGCCTTCGCGGTCACCAGCGTCGCCCGCGTAGTCGCCGTTCTCGCTACCGGCGTTCCCGGTCGAAAAAGATGGTTTATTCTTCACGCCAGCTTCGCTCGCGTTCGGCTTCACGCTGCCCGCGAGGATAGCATCATCCATGTCCAAGCGCCGCACGTACGATGCGCACAGTGAATGGAACGCGCGACGCGCGAGCACCGCCGCAAGAACGAACGCAACTGCGCCTATCTCGAACAAGTGCCGATACATGTACCCGTCCTCAAATGTGCCAACTCCAGCCGGGGCGGGTGACATATACTGCGCGAACGCGTTTCCCACGAGGGAGGCGACAAACGCAACCATTACGACAAATACGATGCGCAGTGGGTTAAACCAACTGCGCGGACCATACACGTAATCACGCAATGCGTCGTTCAGCCACGCGACAATCTTTCCTGACATGTTCTTCATGACGTTTCTCCTGTTCTCGTTGTTTCTCGCGGTGGTAACCGTCATCCCCGCAAAAGCGTTGTTACTTGTGGAGGGCCGCGTCAAGCTCACGCTCCCACGCGTCCCCAGCCTCACCGGCTGTGGCTTCACTGGCGGTCGCTGCCTCGTGAGCGCGTGCGACCTCCGCGTCTCGCTCCGCGCGCTCTCGCTCTGCCTTCTGTTCGGCGCGGTTTTCGAGCCACCGTTCGCGGGGAGACTTGGATGGTGCTTGACCAGCGACGAGGCGGTTCAAGAGGATAGAGCATACGATGGCCGTCACAATCGTCGTCACCATTTTCGGTAACCCCGTCGCATACACGATGGTCGCCGTCACACACGTCACTGTCGTGCTAGTGAACATCATGCTCACGAAGCGCCACCCAAACCAGTGTGAAACAAACGCCAATGCGGCGAACGCGACCACCAGCCCAACACCAAACAGTACCACAGTATCCAAATTCGCCGCCCTCTCCCTATTTTCTCTCTTACCGCTTTCGCCCGCACGCAAGCCGCACGGGTAGATGCGCGCCCACAAACCACACAAGAAAAGCGGACTGTGGGCGCGCCGCCACTGTTACAGAACGTTCACGCTGCCGCCGTCAATCTCACGGCGCGCTTCCAACTTGTCCACAAGGGGAGCCACGTACTCGGTCAGTTCACGGCTGTTAGCTCGACGTTCCTCACCAAGAGTAGACAGTTGCGCGCGAGCATCAACGATAAACCCGGTGAGCGCGTCAAGGTTACGCTTAATGTCCTCCACCCTAGCGATGGTGCTCTTCTCGCGGGCAACCATTCCAGTGATGTTCTTGCCGATAAGCTGAGTGTTCTCGTCCGTCAGCTTAGCGACCGCCGCGTTAACAGCATCCAGGGTGTCGCCCACCATCTCCTGAGTACCCAGGGCGGTGCGAACAAGCGTCTGCGCCTTCAACACGGGGATAGTATTGTTGAGCGTTTGGACGGCCTGGCCAGCCAACATGCGCGCAGACTGTGAGGCGATAGCGAGTTCCTGGCACACGTAGAGCGCGGTGCCGACCTGTCCCAGCAGTTCGTTCTCGCGGCGGTCGGCGGCGTCAACGACGCTAGAGTGGAGCGCGTCAGCGAGAACAGCGTCGCCCTCGTCGCCGGTTGCGCGCAGTTCTTCCACGCGGGCTTCCGCGTCATCGCGAATAATGCGCACGGCGTGAATGTCCGCCGCAATATCCTGGATACGGTCACGCTGGTATGCGGCCTCGGTGTCCAGCAGGTCAGCGTCACGCGTCATCGTCAGCGCCGCGTTGTGAACGGAGTCGGACGTGTCCTGCAAAGACTCTTCTGCGCTTTGGAAGCGCGCCTGAAACTCGCGGAGGCGCTTCTCAGGGGATGCGAGGAACGGGAGCCAGCGCGCGATGGCGCTCTGCTTACCGAGACCGTTCACTGTGACAGCCAGTGCTGCGAGTTCGCGTCGCATTGCTTCCGCGCCGTCCGTCTTAATCTTTGCGCCATCGGCGGTGCGGCTCAGAATGTCGGTCTTGCCGCTGACGGCGGCTTGTACGTGTTCCTGTCCGATAGCGGAGACTTCGGCTGCCATCTGCGTGTACTTGGTCTGGTCGCGGCTTTCGAGGGTGCCGCTGATCTTCGCGCGAATCATGGGGGCGAGTTCACGTTCGCGCTCTTCCACGTCGTAGTTGCCTGCGAGCTTGCGGGCAACGTCACTCATGTACGTGCCCTCGTTGATGACCTCTACCTCTACGATGTCGGTGCTCTTCTTGCGAGTCGCCTTCTTGGCGGCGGGCTTCTTCGCCGTCGTCGCCTTCTTAGCCTTCGTGGTGGTCTTTCCGGCGGTGCTCTTCTTGCTAGATGAGGCGGTGGTGGTCTTGCTGGTAGCCATGATGGGTATTCTCGCTTTCTTTAACGGTGCTCACGTTACTCATGTGGATAATCGTTATTGTACCACGGTTGTTAAGGTTATGTCGCGCGCAAATGCTCGCGCCACTCACGCTGGTTTACGGTCGCGTGTTAGATGACGGTGGGTTCGTCTCCTGCCGCCGTGCGGACAAGCTGACGTGCGCACATGTTCATCCACGATGTTTCTGTCACGTGCTCTGGGCGCTCCTCTGTGGGGAATGTGGCCGTTAGGTCGATGACGGTGAGCGTCACGCTCACGTTGCCGCCCGCCCCTGTTGTGACAGCGTAGTTGTGGACGGTGCCGGGTTCCACTGTGGCCGTGTGGACGACGCGCATGGTACCGTCCGCGCCCGCAGCGATGAGGGAGATGGGGCGAGGCGACCATGCGAGCGCCGACACGATCTCACTGTCGTTTTCGCTGTTTTTGAGGTCGTACATGAACGTTGCGGCGCTCTCAACGAGTGCTACGCGTTCGCTCGTGGCGACAAGGACGACGGGGTTAACGTCCGTGTTGCTGGTGGTTTTTACCCACACGCCGGGAGCGTCCCCCATGCTGATGGTGGTGGTTTGTGCGACGCGGGGACGCTGCACGGCCTCGTCGTTTGCGTGTCCGCTCGCCTGCGTGTTTTTCTTCCGATTCCAGAACACGAAAGTTACGCCTCTCCTGCCTCGTTGTCGCTGTTGGTGTCCTCGTCGCTGCCAGGCGCGCCACCGTTGTTATTGTTGGCGTTGGCTCGTGACAGTCCTTTGATGGCCGCGAGCGCTGGGAATCGTTCACGCTCCACCGTGCGAGCCTCCGCAGACGCGTCCTTATAGTAGCGTTTAATGTTGGCAAGTTCGTCGCCGATCTTCTGTAGCTCATGCAACGCAGACTCAACGAACGTCTCATTCACCGCGAGAGCTTGTTCTTCCACGCTGTCGAGAACGCGCACAAGCACTTCACGGGCTTGCGTGCGCGACTCAGGCTCAGCCTTTTCCGCCAGGGTGAAAGCATCCGCCACCTGGCCGCGTAGCGTGTTCGTGAGGCCGCTCATCAGCGCCTCGTCACACCAATACTTGTCGTTGGCGCGCTGCGCGACCAGTTGCACGGCGGTCGCCGCGCGTGTGGCGGCATCCAGCACGCGCTGGCCGTACACGCTGTATCCGCATACGGCTTGTCGCATCACGTACTCGGAGAGCACGAACAGTTTCCGACCGTACCCGGACACGGTAATGGTGGTTTCAGACTGTTGTTCACTCATGCTTCGTATCCTACCACATTGCGCGCGTTGTCCGCCACACGTGCGCGAGCGTGTCTTGCGGTTGCGCGAGCCACGCGCGTCATGTAGCATATGTGCGAGACATGATCGTAACACAGAACGTGAAAGAAAAGAGGAAGCACATGCGTAAGCTCGCACGAATCACCACGGTAGATGAGTTTACCCCGATTGAGGGTGCGGACCGCATTGTCGCAGCTCACGTTGGCGGGTGGACCGTTATCACCCCCAAGGGCGCACAAACGGATGACAAAGACGCGCTGTTCATCTATCTAGAGGTGGACGCCGTTGTCCCCGAAAAGGCTGCCGTGGAGCGTCCCGCGTTCCAGCCCCTCATGGGCATCAAGGTGCAGGCCTTCACGCTCATGGACGAGGACACGGAGACCGTGTTCCGTGTGCGCGGCCACCGTCTGCGCACGAAGCGCATCCGTGGCGTCTACTCGCAAGGCTTCCTGTTGCCCGTCGCAGACGTGTTCACCGCCGACGAGATTAACAGTCTGAATCTCGCGGACGGCGTGGATGTGTCCGATGTGCTGGGTGTCGTCAAGTACGCGCCCGCCCCCAAGGAACAGCAGTCGGCGGACAACAATCCTCGCGGCAAGTGGGATGACTCTCTCGCTCCCAAGACCGACGCGGAGCGTCTACAGAACCTCACCCGTTACTGGGACGAGATTCAGTCGCTCACGTGGATGCCCACGCTAAAGGTTGATGGTACGTCAATGACGGTTGCCAACGACGCGGGCGAAATGAGAGTTTTTAGCCGCAACCTAGAGGTTGGGGAAGATAACGAGCGCGCCGTCGCGGCCAAACGGAATGGCCTGTGGGCGTGGCTTGAAGCCAACCCCGGCTACACTGTTCAAGGAGAGCTGGTCGGCGAGGGCATCCAGAAGAACCGACTGGGTATCAACGGTCGTCGTGTCCTCGTGTTCTCCGTGTGGCTGAATGGCGTGAAGCTACAGCGCAGCCAGTGGCCCGCTTTCCTCGAAAACATGGGCGTCCCCGTCCTCGGTGACGAGTGGCAGCCCTCTCGTTTCGAGTCGCCGGAAGCACTCATCGAAGCCGTCAACACCCTCAAGGGTCACATCGGCTCCGGCCTGAACGAGGGCATCGTCTACCACATGGTGCGCGACGAGGGCGATAACACGCCGCTTCCGCGTTGGATGTCGTCGCGGGAGAACTTTAAGGTTGTGTCCAACCGGTACCTCGCTAAGTTCGAGTGAGGTAACCGTTGGATGCGTGAAACAGCCCCGCCACCAAAAGCGAGAGGTGGCGGGGCTGTTTTCTTACCGTCCGCGTTGCGGTCGTATAACCGCGCGCATTCCGCTCCCGTCAGTGGCCGTACCCGGGGGAGGTTTCCACGTCGCACAAGTGAGAGTCGTAGTCCTCAACGGTGGGGCGCGCGGTTCCGAAAGTGCCGCTCTCCTCGTCGTACCCTGTGAGGATAACGTTTTGCTGCCTACCGCTCTTGTTGGCTACGGTGATGATGTCGCCGCTCCTATGTGCCGGAGCTTTCACTCTCCACTCGTCCTGCCAGGTGATGGGGTTGGTCGCTTTCTTCCACGCGGGAGTCACGTCCGTGTAGTCGCTCCACGTGCCGTCGCGGTTTTTCTCGCCGCCGAGGAGAATCGTTGACACTGCTCCGTCTCGTCTCTTAATCTTAATGATGTCTCCGGCGTGGGCGTCCGGGTGGTGCGGGAGGTACTGGCCGCTGCTCTTCCTCCTCCATTTCCCGCCGGTGAGCGTGTTGCGCAACGTTTTTACCTTATACGTTGCTGCGTCCGCGTACGAGGCCGTCACATCCGGCCCGCCACCCGACGCCGCTACGACTTCTACGACGCTGATCCGCCCCGTCCTCCCGTGTTTGACGCGGATACGCTGCCCAGCCTGAACGCTCTCTCCCCCGTTGGGTAGGGTGATGTGGTCGGGGCGCGTCATTGTTGGCGCGCTCATGCGGCGCTTCACGCTAGCCTCGCCCGCTTGTGTGAGCGTCCCGTCCGGGCGATGGTGTGTGGTCTGGGGTGCCGCCCAGTAGGGGGTACACGTGTAGGTGCCGTCCCCATTGTCGGCGTCCACGCGGTACGCCTCATGTTCGGTGGGTAGCATCATTCCCGGCTGGACTCCCCATGATGTTTTGATGATTGTTTTCCTGGCACTGTTGCCGACGATGGTTCCGCGCGGCCCGTCCTCTTCCCCTTTGTCGGGGTTTGCGGGGCGCGTCCATTCTCCGGGCGCTGGTATCGCTTGCGCTGCTTTCTCGTGTCCGGCTCGCGCGAGTCCGTCTCGGTAGGCGAGAAGCTGGTGCCTATTGTCAGCGTATTCTCCCTCCAATCCGAGGCGACCGTTCAGCCCGTCTTGTGCTGCTTTCTCGATGAGTGCGCAGTGGCGGGCGTAGGAGCCTTCGGGCGCGTAGGCGAGAATGTCGTCCGCCGTCGGGTTGGATGCGGGCGCACCGTCTTTGGTCTGCTGGTCTAGCCACGCGTGGAGGGTTTGTTCTGGTAGCGTGGTCGCCCACCCGCCGATTGTCTCCCCGTCTAGGATGGGGTGTTTCAGGGCGTTTTCTTCGAGCGCCCACTGCGGTTGTTCTTTCGTGAACGCAGGGAAGCCGGCGGCTGCGTGCTCGGCGGCCTCTTCGCGCGTTCGGTAGTGGGGTGCTGGCCGCCCGTCGCTGGTGGTGAGTGGGCACTTGCCGGGGGCGGCCCTGCACACGGCTGGCATCCCTTTGTTTTTGCCGGACTGCGCGATATGGTAGATTGACGCTTTCGGTGCTCTCATTGTTCCACCTCTTCTTGTTGTTGGCGTGCCCGTCAGCGCATGGGTTTGGACACGCAACTGGCTCTAGCGCTTCTCTTTGCCGCCGCTTCCCCTGTTTATCCAATAGCTTCGTTTTCGCCGCGAAAATCCTGCCACGCGCCCGTTACGCCAAACCCTACTGTCGTGTGATACAATGCGTGTTATGGTAGCAAATATGACAAGCGGTGTTATTCCGCGCGATGAACTGAATAATATTGTCCTCTCCTACGTGAACAGCGAGAGCGCGCTCGTTCCTTTGTCAGAATGGGCGACAAGCGCGCTGGTCGCGCTCAGGGCGCTTGAGCTTGCCGCGCGGAGCTACGAAAACAGGGAGAGCCTGAACAGGTTAATGCACGATCAGGTGTCGCCCGCGTTGGCGTTTACTCCCGTGTCAATGGAAGCTGGCAGGGGCGCTGGTCACACTATGCTGGCGGTCTCTGACCTGCTGGCGTACGGCGCTGTCGTGGACCCCGGCACATCAAGCGACAATATGGTGTTTGGCGCGTGCGTTCGCTTCACCACCGGCGAGCAAGACCGTGAGGCCGTGGAGGTCGCCCGCAAGCGTGGTAGCGTCGCGCAGGCTGAATTGGACCGGCGAGCGGGAGACGGCGCGCGTGCGCGGTCTGCGCGCAAGCCGTTTTGGGTTGGGGGAGAGCGGTGGTGAACGCCGCCGCTGGCGCGGACAAGGAGAGTATGCAGGTGACGGTACCGGCAAGTAACGGCGCGCGCATGAGCGCAGGCGACGTGTTGGACGCTTTAGAGAAAGCATGGAAAGAGTCGGCGCTCGTGCGCGAGCTGACGATTACGGACACGCGTGAACTGTACCGTGAGCTAGAGAAGGGTGAGAAGCATGGGCCGCTGAAAAGGCGCATTGACGCGCTCATGTTCTCGCCGGACGGTATGCGCACCGCTATCGAAGTGAAGGTGGATGTGGCGGACGCTGGGCGCGAGTCGTGGGCGAAAATCAGGCCGTGGATGATGGTTGCGCACCGTTTCGTGTACGCGGTTCCGGCCGGGTTGATCGACAGGCCGCCGGTTGGTGCGGACCAGCGTTCCGGCCTCGTATGGGTGTACCCGGACGGGCGCGTGGAGTGGAAGCGGAAATGCAAGATTAACCATTCGCCGGAGGCGTTGCCTCAGTTGACGGTGTTCAATCTGGCGTGGCGTGCGGCGAAGGGCGAGGTGCGGTCGTTCTAGAGGCGGCGCTGCGATAAGCGTCGGTCAGTGGATGAGAGGCGGGCGGAGCGCACGCTGCGCTCCGCCCGCCGCCTTGTTTCCGCTGCTATTGCGTGGGTTTGATGGTCTCGCGGCGCTCTATTTTGGTGGCGGCTGACTCCCACGGCTGCTTCCCGCGTGCCCGTTTCGTGGCGTGCGGCGAGGCGGCCCCTGGCGTCCGGTTGGCTTGTTTTATTGTAGGAAAATGCGATGCGCGCACGCAGCCGCTCCGCGCCCAGCGCCTCTCGCGGGCGGTTAGCGCTGTTGGCTGCGAACGCGCGATTGGAGGAGACCCAGTTGACAGTATTTCACGCATGGAAGAAACGGTGGGGTGGTGTGAGCGCTTCCGCTCTCGCGGCGCTCACATTCGCGCTCGCAGCGCCCCTCACGGTTGGCGCAGCCCACGCCGAAACAGCGGGCGACAACCCATCCACGGGACAAAACAGTAACCCCGCCTCTGTGACGTTCGGGCAAGCTGACGGGACTGTTGGCAACGATAAGGTTCACATCATGGCGCTGCCAGACAGTGACGCTATCGTGTTGGAATCCAACGGTCATTTCGGTATCGTAGACAGCGGTGAGGACGACGATTACGCGGACGGGAGTGACCCGCGCTACCCGTGGCGGGCGGGCATCGCCACGCGGGGATTCACGCGTGACGTGGACGCGTACCTACAAAAGCTAGGAGTCAACAGCAATAACCTGGACTTCTACATTGGTACGCACGCCCACTCCGACCACATCGGCAACGCTGACACGATCATCTACAAGTACCGTCCGAAGCGCATTTACACGCCCCAATACTCAGACAGTTACATTCTCGACCGCACGCGATTGTGGGATAACCAGAAAGTGTACGATGACATGATGCGGGCCGCCGCGTGGGCGGGGGCCGCGTACGGGGCGGTCCTCGACCAGCACGTCACGCCTGGGAACGATGATACTATCCAGATGGGTGACATGCGCATCCAGATCATCCCCACCGACCCGAACGAGAACTACAAGCGGACAGGCGTGTACGACGCTAACCTTATCGCGTACACGGCGAAAGTGACCGCACACGGGCGCAGCGCCTACCTGGCTGCCGACCTGGAATCCACGGGCGGCCAAGAAGCCTACGTCGCCCCGATTGTCGGGCATGTGGACTGGTTGAAGTCACCGCACCACGGCCTGCCGTCGTCCAGCAACAACGGGTTCGTGGAAAAACTCTCCCCAACGCTCATCATGCAGACCGGGTACGAGTTCCAAACCCATGACGGCGCTGTCGCCGGGGCGGCGCGCGGCCAATACGAGTGGTTCGAGGCAGCCAGCATGAGGAAAGCCGGATACGACGCGCTTGTCGGCACGTTCACGCCGAGTGGGATCACGCGCCCCTCCTACAACGTGAGTATGGGGCACGTGTTCGGGCAGGCTGCGCCCGCGCGCACGTGGTGGCTGCACGATGGGAGGCCGTGGGCGACCGTAGGCTGGTGGCAGAGCCGGGACGGCGGATGGCACTACTTCACGGGCGCGCCCACGGCGGCGCAAAGCCGGTGGGTGAACAGCGCAGGCTCCTGGTATTGGATGGGCGGCGACTCGTACATGGCATTCAGCACGTGGGTGAACGACGGGACCGGCTGGTACTGGGTGGACAGTGACGGAGCCATGCTCGGCGCGGGCTGGCACCGCATTAACGGCGACTGGTACCTCATGGCTGGCAGTGGCCGCGCCTACACGGGGTGGGTGCAAACCCCCGGCGGCTCCTGGTATTATTTGGACCCTGTGAGCGCAAAAATGCGCACAGGGTGGGTGAATGATGGCTCCGGCTGGTTCTACTTGGGCGAGTCCGGCGCGATGCGCACCGGCTGGGTGAGGGACGCTGGGAGCTGGTACCTGCTATCTGGGACTGGTCGCGCCGCCTCTGGGTGGGCGCTTGACGGCGGCTCCTGGTACTACCTGGACACGAACACGAACGCTATGCGCGTCGGTTGGGTGAGCGACGCGGGAAAGTGGTACTATCTGGGGGCGGACGGTGCGATGCGCACCGGCTGGGTGAGGGACGCTGGGAACTGGTACCTGCTCGCAGGCTCCGGAGGGTCCATGCTCACCGGGACAGTCACCTACGACGGCAAACAGTGGGCGTTCGGCGGTGACGGCGCGCTCATCAGCTAACGCCACAAACGCGGCAAAACCGTGTGGAAGAGGAACGCGCGCTATCAAACCGACCAAAACAGCCAGCCAGCAGAAGAAACAAAAACGAATGGGAGGCACACAGTACATGATGGTGAAGAAAACAACAACGACAATCGCGGCGGGCGCGCTCGCCGCCATCACGGCAGCAATGCTCACCGTAGCGCCAGCACAGGCAGCCGCAGCAGGAGACGATGATAAGGTTCACCTGCTCACAACCGGCACCAGCGCCGTGTTCGAGACGAACGGCCAGTGGGTACTCGTCGGCGGTGACCAAGCCGCCTACCAGTACCTCACCAGCAGGGGCGTCACCAAGCTCGACGCGTACGTCGCCGTGAACACTAACCCCGACGTCATCGCGGCAGCCCCGGATATTATCGGCGCGTTCAAGCCCGGTAGCGTGTGGACGCCCGGCTACGACGAATCCCGTGTCAGTAACCCGACGGCGGGGGCCGACGCTGCGTACCGTCGCCTCACGGACGCGGCGCTGGCAGCAAACCGCTCCTACGGGGCGAAAACCGTAACGGGCGCAGACAGTGGCACGCAGTTTACTGTCGGAGACATTCGGTTCACGCTCTACAAGTCCGATGACGCGACGCCGGAGACGACCGGGGGAGCCGGGTACATGGTGAAAGCCGAGTCGCACGGCGGCAGTGTCCTCCTAACGGGTGACATGCAAGCATCAGACGGCATCGGCGTCACCGAAAGCGACAGTAGTCTGTCTGCGCGGGTCGGCCAGGTCACGTGGGTGACCGCGCCAAACCGTGGGCTGGCGGCGGGCGGCCCCACCGGCGTCGCCGAGGAGACGGGCGCGCAGCTCCTCTTCCAGCAAGACTCCGACGCGGTGATGCCCGCGTGGCTGTCATGGGGCGGCGTCACCGCACGCTACGACATGCTCACCGCGAATGGCATGCGCCATGCGGGGTACGGTGAGTTGGAGGGCGCGTTCTCCGACGGGTCTATTAGCCGCGCCGCGTACGGTGACGTGAGCGGTTTCGTCACCTACCCGGGGGAGACGCCGGGCGGCGGGCCTGCCGCCTGGCATATGAGCGGCGGTAAGCCCTCTCCCAGTGGAGCGGGTTGGGTGCAGGGCGCTGGCGGCTCCTGGTACTGGTTCGGCGGGGAGCCTCACGCGGCCACGAACACGCTTGTGGGTGATCTGCCTGGCATGTACTGGGTTGGCGGCGACGGCCGTATGGCCACGTCCGCCCAGTGGGTCACGTATAAGGCTGGCCGATACCGCGTGCAGGACGGCGGCAAAGTGCTTGGTGGCGGCTGGCATAAGGTTGACGGCTCCTGGTATTACATGAACGCTGGCGGCCTGGCCACGACAGGTTGGCTGCAATCGGGCGGCTCCTGGTACTTCTTTGACCCGAACACGAGCGCGATGCGCACGGGCTGGATCAATGACGGGTCCGGCTGGTTCTACCTGGGTGAGTCGGGCGTCATGCACACCGGCTGGCTCCAGGACGATGGCTCCTGGTATTACCTGGATGCGAAGGGCCGCATGGCGACCGGCTGGCAGGAGGTGGGCGGCTCCTGGTATTACATGGACGAGCATGGCGTGATGGTGACGGGCAGCGCGCTCGTTGATGATGTCGTTCACGTGTTTGACGGGTCCGGTAGGTGGCTGGGCCGCGCCTAACAATCTGGTATCCGCTTGTTGACGCGTTGGGGCGCATCCTGCTTGTCGTGGCCGTTGGCTGCTGGTTGTAGGGTGCGCCCCTCGCGCTTTTTGTGTTATACTGGTTCTAGTGGCGCGTATGCTAAACATTGTGTGCGCCACAGCAATCAAGTCAAGTATGGGAAAGTAGCAAAGCGCAAGTGTGGGCGAGGGTGTGGGGAACCGCTGTGAGTGGGTGGAAGTATATGTGGGACGATGACGAGTGGATGCGACGCATCGAACAGGCGGAAGATGGAGACGCGACCGCATCCGCTGTCCTGGCACTCTATGATTCTCTCATGTCGCATGACGATGTGCCCTCGCGTGGGTGCGGGCGGCTGATGGGTCGCCAGTATCGTTTGGCGCGCCTCGCGTCTTTGCCGTCTGCCCCTGCGCGCATGTTGATGGACATGGCCGCTGTCCTGGTTGACGGCGCGAGCGGTGAAGATTTTGACGACTTGGCTTTCCCGGTTGTGTGCGCTTTGGGTGATAATCCGGCTCTCCCGCGCGCCGCTTACGATGGTCTTGAACGCGTTTACGGCGGCGATGGCGGCGTGTGTCCCGAGCTGGGTGTCCGCAACCCCGTGTACGCGAACCGTGTGGCGCGGCGAACAATCTTAGGCAACCCCGCTGACTGTGCGGCTTACGTACCGGAGCGGACTTTGCAGGCCGTGCGCGAGGGTATCGTGACGGATAGGGATGTTCTCGCGTACTTGGGCGAGGGTGAGCGAAAGTGGACGTTGAGAGACTACAGCGGCAAGTGGGTATGGACAGAGGGCGACGCGTTGAGCGTGGAAATGCGCCTGTGCGGCTTGAACGTGTGGTCGGACGGCGAGAAGCGCGATGAGTGACGTGGGTGAACGCGTAAAGGTACGCGACATGTTGCAGTCGATGGCGCTTGATGTTGACCGCGTTGACAGAGAGATTGCGGAGTTCCTGTGGGCCGTGGCTACCGAGGTTGGGCAGGGTGGCACGATGCCGGGGTTGACGCAGTTTGCCTATTGGTATGTGCGCGCTCGCGTGTCTCTCGGTTGGTGGGACCGTTTTGAGCACGTGTGGGAAGGTTTCGCTGCAATGGACTGCGTTCCCGCAGAGGTGCTACGAGACATTGCCGTCTGCTGCTTGGCGAACAACTGGCGGCGTCGTCATAGTGTGAATACAGTTGTGGCCTCTCTGTGCGATAACCCTGCGATTCCGCATGACTTATTCTGTGACCTTGATAGTCGTTTCGGTGGCGAGGGTGGTGATTTGCCGGAGTTGGGCGCGTGCAACCCGCGCTATGCGAACGAGATCGCTCGCAAGCTCATCCTTAACCGGCCAGAAGGGTTTTCTGACGCGCACGATGTCCCCCGTCACATTCTGGATGGTGTGACGTGTGGCGCGGTAACCGACGAGGAAGTTCTCACGTTCCTGTGCGAGCCGCGCGAGTGGTCCACGGAATACGCGGGAGAACCTGAATACGCGGGTGGCTCGTGGTCGGAGTGGACGACGGATGATGCGCGCAAGCTGAGGGAGCGGCTAGGCCGATGAAAGGTGGGCGGTGCGCCGCCCAGGGCGCTTAGCGCTCGCGCGCTCACACGTTACGACGCCCGTCAGAGTGCCTGTACGCGCCCCTGGCGGGATTTCGCACAATGGATGCGCATTGATGCCGCCGAGTACGTTTGAGGCTGTTAAAACGCGTTCCAGCGTTCGACTTGTATGCGTCCGTGGTTGCTGGCGTCTGTGAGCGTTTGTCACATCCAGCTCACTCATCGTATATTGGTTGTTGCCTGCCGCGACAGTCGCGGATGTTCGGGCAACAGGTGCGGCCACAAGGGAGCCTTGGGCTGCTTGGATATGAGAGGGTGGGTGCGCTATGCGTAATCTGCACATTATTTGTACTCCGTCGCCGAAGATGGCGAAATACGCGGTCAAGGAAACGCCGATTGGTGGCGGTTTCCTTGGCGTTGATGCTGTTGTTGATCGGATGCGTGGGGCGTTCTACGATTCAGTGGGATGGTCTGGCGTCGGGTACGTTATTCACGGCTATGACGAGGGCGAGATTGGTGCGGCTCTCGATTACATGATCTCGGCGGTGCGGGTGCGCGCCGCGAATGGCGGTGATATTGCCGTTGAGTATCCGGCTATTGGCGCGCATGTCTCCGGCGATGTGGACGAGAAATGCCACGAGGCCATTGATGCGATTGTGCGCGTGGCGGTCGCGTGCGGGTACATGGTGACCTTTCATGACCTGGTAGGGTATGGCGACATTGCTTTTGGTTCTCACCGGAAAGCTCCGCAAGACAGGTATGGTGCATACGTTTTTGAGGTGAAGCGACGCGCCGCGCAGGTGCGTAAGGGTGTAGATGCGCTCCTCGCCAAGTACCGTAGTGGCGGGCGTGTCGTTCACCGCTACTACGATTACGACTATGCGCTAGACGCCGAGACGGCGGAGGTCATCGCGAGCGTGTCGGACGCAATTAAGACTAGCCTTTTCAGCTCGCGGTGCGTGGACAAGGCCATCCACAACAAGGATGGCAAAGTCACGTACATGACCGTCGGTAACGACTACGAGAAGTTCAGCCGCAATGCTGATAAGGCGTGCGAGTTGATGCTGCACGCGGGCCGCGCCCGGCACCTGGTGGTATTGGGCGACTATTTCAAGCACGCGAAAACAGCCAGCGACGTGAACGCTGTGTTGCAGGCGCTCCACACATACGATCTCGTTGACCTCAGCGTCGTGACGCGCCTGACACTACTAGAGGGCAGGTCGGATTACCTGCTACGCCGCGCTCTCATTCTTGGCGAAGAAAACACCATGTCGCATGTGGCCGCGCTCGTAGATAGCGACGATGAGATGCGCGAGTCGATCCTCGCGCTCTTGTCGCGACTCAAAGTCGCGTCCACCGTATCCATTAAGGACGGTGACGCGCCTGACGGATGGCGCTACATTGTCGCTTCCAACTGCGTCGCATCCGTCCATGACGCGCTGTGCCTGATTGGCTGCGAGGGAGTGAAAGTGCAGGCGCGCGCACTCATGGACACCGCTCGTTTCGTCCACTCTGGCGCTTTCACGATGGAGGAGACAGACGAGGGCGTGAGGCAACTGCTCGCCGTGTCGATTGCCGAGGAGTGCAATAATAGGGGGGATATGCGCATGGTGAACGCGGCTAGTAGGAGTGATAGGGCGGAGGAGAGGCGCGGCGTCATGTGGTGCGGCTCCACCAGCGGCCCGTCCGCCATGCACGTTGAGTCTTTCGGAGGTTCAGCGGGATGACAGGGGTAGGCGAGAGTGTAGACTAGCCCCGCAATACATGTGGCCCGCCCGCCGTGTTCTCTCGTATCACAGCGGGCGGGCCTTACGGCATATCTTGTCAGAGGATGGTTGCGCCCTTACGGGTCTCCTCGTAGGCGGCGAGCGCGTCGGCGATGCGGCGCGCCGTGGCAAGCGAGTTCACCCGACCGTAGCCGTCCTCAACGTCCCTGAACGCTCCGTTGAGTGCGTCCGCCGCGTCAATCTCTTCGATGGTGGGCACGTACACGCCAGTGTCAACGCCCCACTGTGCGCCTTCCGCGTTTGCTGCGAGTGCCGCCGCCACGGCCTCGTCATCGAACGGAATGTTGGCTGTTTCGTCGCCTGCCAGGTCGCCATCGACGCCGTAGCTGTTCATGCGCTGACGGTATGTGTCGCGGAGCTTGGCCGCGTGGATGAGGGGGACGCGCCACGATCCGATCTTCTGGCTGGTCACGCGCACGTACTCGCCGCCGCTGTAGTCGCCAACCGTGTCAAGGTCGTCAACGACATACATGCGGCTGTCCAGCAGGTGAGCGTACAGGGCCTTGTTGACGAGGCGGGCGACGCGACCGTTAACGACGACAGAGTGACTGTACGTGTTGTCGTATGCCTTGGAGACAACCTCCGCCTTATCGTCATAGTCGCCCATGTAGAATGACTCGTGCAGCTCGTCGGCCTGGCGGTCCCAGTGCGACTCGTTAATGTTGCGGGTCTGCGCGACGTAGATTGCGTTGTTGGCGATAATGTAGGTGTCGCGCCCCGCCCGGAACGTCGGGTGGCCGTCGCCGAGGTCGGGGAGGGTGGCCTTGACAGTCTCGCGGCGCGCCGTTTCGCCGTAGCGGGAGGACTCGTAGCGGATGGTGATGGTGCGCTCTGCGGCTCCGTTGTCGATGAAAGCCTGCTGGGTGGCGGTGGGCTGCTTCTTCATCATGGTTGATTTCCTCTTTCCGTGTTGGTGTGACTGTCGCTGTGGCACCCACGCCGAAAAGACGACAGTTACCCGCGTGTCGCGTTATCGCTTGCAACCACGGGCGATGCCGTTTTTCCGGCCATTCATTGTGTGGCGATTGCTCGTCAGCGCCCGTAGTCGTGGTTTTTTGGGTCGTTGACATCCATGTAACCGTCGTACATGCCGATGCTTTCCATGTCCGTGATGTCGGGCGTGTTTGGCTCGTCAGCGGCCATGCCGTTGAAGTAGCCGACAATGTAGTCTTGGCGCGGGTCGCTCCACTCGTCTTTAGGTGCTTTCGTAAGCCTGTATGCGAGCCTTCGGACGTAACACTCGCGCGATAGTCGCCGCTCAAACTCTTCAATGCCGCCTTTTTCGCCGTACACGTTGAGCGTGAGATAGTTTTCCTCGTCGTACTCCATAACAGAGAGGAGACCGAGCTTGTGAGCGAGGTTGCTGATGCCGACATACTGTGCATGTCGGTCCCTGTTGCCCAGGTCCCCAATGTGGTAACAGGTTGCCGACGGCTGCTCGTAAGTGACGTGATAATGTTCTTGGAGCAGCCGGTTAGCCGCATCGAAGTGTCCCTTGCGGACGCATGTCGCAATGTCGTCGTATAGTGTTGGAAACAATGTTTCCGCCTTTCGTGTTTCGGGGCCGTCTTGACTTATCAAAGCTAAGTGTAGCATACAATCTGGCGCGTCGCTCGACCGTTAGCAACGATGACCGGCTTTTCGTGTCGTCCGGGTTCGCGTCGATGCTGCTAGGTGCGCGTGGTGTTGACAGCGACGTTTCCCCATGCTATTGTTGCATGTATGTGGCGCTGTGCCCGAGTGGTTGAGGGAGCGGACTGCAAATCCGCGCACGTCGGTTCGATTCCGACCAGCGTCTCTAAAGCGGCGTAGTGCCGCTTTTATCCCTGTCGTCTAATTTTGGTAGGACAGCAGATTTTGGCTCTGCGAATACAGGTTCGAGTCCTGTCGGGGATGCGAAAAGCGGGTGAGCGAACGCGCTGCCCGCATCTACTGTAGATGCTCCACGAGGCGGGAGGGAGGCGCATCACCTGTGGGTGATTTCCATGAGCTTGCGGGCGATTTGACGCGCGAGCAACTGAACAGCGACCCGTACCAGTACGGCGTTCACGTCGGAAAAGCGGCTCGCGAACGTGACCCGCGTTCATGGCCTCAAAAGTTGGCGCGCAGCATTGACATTCACGTATGGTCGTGTGGGCGACATGCGCTTGGCAGGGCGCATTTAGGGGATAGTGGTCTTACGCGAGGTGGCGTGCTCGTTTACGGGCGCAACTCTCGCCCGTTTGACATTTTTGTCTATTCCTCTCTTGACCATGAGGTGAAGGGGCGCGCTGTTGCTCTCCTGCTCGGCCTTGCGCTTGTGTCAACTCCCTGTGTTGATCGTGAGGGTGAGGCGGTTCGCTCCGATTGCGTGAGCGAGTTGTTTGCCGAGGGGTTCGCTGACGGGTTTCTTCGTGGCGACTCGTGCGATGTGGCTGAGTTGGAGTTTGCGATGCGCCTGTCGGCGGACGTTCGCTCTCGCGTGAAGGCTGTTCTTGCGGGTGGTGACGCTTCCCACGCGCGACGTGGAGCGGTTAACCGTGGTGGCGCGCCGGTTCTCGTTGCCGGTAGCGCTGGCTCCGGTAAGCGCGTCGTGGACGGGTGTGTTGAGTCGAGCGGCATTGGCTCGGGTAAGACTGTGGCGGCGCGTGACCGCGTGTTTCATCTCGCTGCGCGTCCTGATAGCGTGTTGTCGTTGAATGGACATACCGTGAAGGTTTATAACCGCGATGGTATTCCGTTGTCAACGGTTATTGATGGTCGCAGCGTGTTTCTCGTTAACGAGAGGACTGGGGAGAGGGTGCGTGTGCCCACGCGCGCTTCTCATGTGTTTTTCGTGGATGGCGACGTGTGGTTTCATTATCCGAATTGGGGTGAACCTGACCTCGTGTTTGATGACGGTTGGGTAGAGCGAAATAGGTTCCCCAAGTGTAGTTGCTGTGGCGCTCCCGTGGATGTTGACGGTGAGGCGTGCGACGTTTGCGAGAATGAATGGTTGGATTGGTGACGCGGCCTGTGCGGTCGTGCCTGTATCTGTTGCGAAAGGTTGTTTTCTGATGGCTGTATCTCCTGCGTTGTTGGGTATGGTGCCCGAGTGGGCGTTGTTTGGTGCCGGGTGGCTGGCTGTTGGTATGTTTCTGATGGTGTCGCTCACGTGCTATGCGTATCGTCGCGTGGTGGCGGTGCCGGGCGATGGTGGTTCTCGCGTGGATGACGCTCTTGTGGCCGTGTCTGTTGGCGTTGTGTGTGCTCTCGCGTGTGCGCTGGCGGTTGTTGCTACGGCCGCGTTCGGAGTGTTCGTCTAACCGTTTCTGTTTCTCTGTCGCCCTATGGCTTTCGCGTGCTCGGGGCGACTCTGGCGTGTAGTTGCTGTTTTCTGCCGGTTCCCTGGGCGGATATTGACTGTGCGTTAGTGCTGTTTGTGTTTGTTGTGTGGGGGCGTGTGGGTTGTGGCTGGTTTTCATGTTGGCGTGAGGGGTAAGGCTGCTGGTCGCGTGGTGCGGTGTAGCGCAAAGAAGGGCGCGTGTAAGCTCATGGGTGCGGATGGTGCGCCAACCCCGCATTTCGCGTCTGTGGCGGAGGGTGAGGCTTTCCTGGCTGATCGCCACGGTAGCGCGTGTTCCGGGTTCACCCCTGTCGGCGGCGCTGTTGGGGTGGGTGTGGGTGCTGGCGCGGGTGAGTATCCGTCTGCCGCCGTCCTGTCTGCCCGTCAGTTGCGGGCTGTGAGTGTCGAGTGTCGGGACGCGTTGGAGGCGTATTCGTCGAGCGCCGCACTGGATGTGAACAAGTACCTGAAACGGCCTGACGGCGGCGTCCTGTTCGATGAAAACGATGGCGCGTTTGGGGATATGATGGCTGACCTGGCTGGCGACCCTGATTTCGGCGGCTTCGGTGACGATGACATGTTCGGTGACCAGGGCTTTGGTGGTTTCGCTGACGGTGATCTTTTCAGCGACTACGATAGTGGTGTGCCGGTGAGTTTGCGTGAGGAGATTGACGCGGGCGGGTTGACTGTGCAGAAGGCGGACAGGTTGATTGCTCTCATGGATGAGGCGTTCGAGAAGGCTCCTGCGCGCGGTGACGTGGAGCGGCCGTTGTATCGTGGCGTGCAGGCTCGCGTCAACTACAGTGGCGCTCATTCCACGGGGGGGAAGGTTGCTGCCGCTCGCGTGGGTGACGTGGTGGAGTTCCCCGAGTATTTGTCTACGTCCACTAGCCTTGCTGTTGCTGACGATTTCAGTGATAGTGATGGCGGTGAGTTGACGGTGATGGAGATTCGCACGCCACGCGGGTTGCATATGAGTGGCTTGTCTACGCATCCGGGGGAGGACGAGTGTTTGCTGCCGCGTAATATGCGGTTGCGTATGGCGAGTGAGCGGCGTGAGCGCACGGCGGACGGGAATGTTCGTGTTGTGAAAACGTTTGAGGACGCGTCACATTCCAGTTAACACGCCCGTGGAGCACCCTGTGCGCCCGTTTGACGGGCTTTCAGCCGCGCGGGCACCAGTTGGCATCCGGCGCACTTTCGTCGTGTCAGACAGTGTTTTAGGGTGTACGCGGCCGCCCGCGTATAGCGGGCGGCGCAGGCGACGCTAGTAGCGGCGCAAGGGCAACAGTTCACCCACTGGTTGCGAGGTGGCGGCTCACCTGGCTCTCAGTCTCTCCCTGTGCCGTTGCTGCTTTTCGTCGTGGCGTTCGCGTTGCGGCCAAACGCGATCCTGTGATATGGTGGTGATATGAGGAATTTGTTTATTATGCGCGGCGCTCCGGGTACGGGCAAGAGCCGCTTCCTGCGCACTGTTGGCGCAGACCAGGAGAATTTGATCGTTTCGTCTGACGCGGTGCGCCACATGCTTGCTGCTACTGTCATGGCTGGCGACGGTTCTGGCGCGTGCTCGCGTGGGTTCGGTGGCCGCGATGGTAAGCTCGTGTGGGACTTCCTGCACGAGTGTGTGCGTCAGCGCGCACGCCAGGGCAGTGACATCTTCCTTGACACGTGTGGTATCACGTGGGACAAGGTTGCCCGCGAGGCCGCGTACTGCGTCAAGCTCGGCTATGAGTTGACGGTTATCGACATGCAGGGGGATGCTCCCCTGGATGCGGTGCTGGACATGCAGGAGCTTCGTCGCTTCCATCCCTCGTATGTGGACCGTGCGACGGTTGCTGCCATGTGGGAGGCGGTGCGTGAGGGTACCGGCAAGATTAAGGAAATCGTGGAGCGTAAGGGCGGCACGTACCTGACCGCGCAGTGGCGTTACAACAACGCTGGCGCGGCCCCTGTTGTCTTGAACATCAGTGAGATGGCGCGCATCGTGCGCGACAAGCGCGCGAACAACGGTATTGTGCGCTTGACCGCCACCGACGACCACCCCGTCGTGTTCGTTGGCGACGTTCACAGTGACGCGGACAGGCTGAACGATGTGTTTCAGCAGATTCTTAACCGCTACGGGGAGGGTAACGCGACGGTTGTCCTGTTGGGTGACTTGTTTGATCGCGGCCCCGACCCGGTGGGAACAAAAGACCTCCTCCGCTCGTTTGACAAGCATGAGTTCTTCCGAGACCTCATTCTTGTCGAGGGCAACCACGATTTCAATCTGCGTCGCCTGTATGCGGACGAGAAGGAGCTTGCTAACTCGTTCCCGCAGACCAGGGAGACCATCGAGGCTTTCAAGGCCGTTGGGTGGGATGAGAAGATGCTGCGCCACCGCACCGTTGACCGCATGGTGCTGGGCGTGGTGGTGGAGCGTGAGGGGCGCGCCCCGGTGTTCGCGTGCCACGGCGGCGTGAACCGCACTATCGGCGACATGTTTGCTGAGGGTGGCGTGGTCGCTAACGTTCACGCCCACCAGCTCATCTACGGTACCGGGGACCGTGACACGACGTATTACGGTCGCAGCATGTATTTCGATGCTGACCCGATGCTGTCCGATAATGGTGCGTGCGTGATTGTCCACGGTCACCGCAACCGTGACACGGACCTGGGCGGCGAGGAGCGCCCCATCCTGTCCATGCCGGGTATCGTGAACCTGGAGCAGGGCGCGGGAACTGGTGGCCCGGTTGTGGCGTGGAGTACAGACAAAACGGTGTTCTCCTCCGACGACTGACCTTGCGCTTTGTCTGCGCTCTTGCGTTTTAGCATCGCCGTGTGAGTAGGATGGCGGCCGCTTCGGCGGCTTCCTCCCTTTCACACGGCGATGCTATTTTCTTGCCTTGACAACTGTTGCCGATTGTGTTAGTATTACCTTCATGCCTAGATATAGGTGACATATATTATATTCCCTACATAGTAGGCGCTAAGTAAGAAAGGGGGCGCGGTGGCGAAGAATCGGACCTATCGGGCGTTTGTCGCGCACCCCTCTTATGTCCTGGATATGGACGGCGAGCTGTTGGAAAGCGAGTCTGTTCTGGGTCGGCTCGCCGCCGAGGTCCGTGACGTTTCGGCGTATGCGACCTATGTCGTGCGAAACGATGTCACTTTGGGCACCAAACTGTCTCAGGTTACCGCCAGCGCTCCCGCTGAGGCTGGTCGTCAGGCGGGCGTTACTATGCCTGATTTCCTTGCGTCTGGCAAGTCTGGCAAGTCTCGTAAAGAGAAGCTGGTTCAGTATAACGTCGTTGCGGCGTACCGCTCGTGGCAAGAAAGAGAAAAAGCCGCGAACGGCGAGAGTTCCAAGTACGTGAGCCAGGGCTGGAATCGTACCGTAGATGCTTCCGCACCGTCGTATGGTGAGGATTATATTAACCTGGGTGCCGTCGATAAGTGGTATGCCATGATTGAGAATGACCCGTTTGCCGACGGTGAGATTATTCTTAAAATGGTTATTCAGGGCGCATGGTATCGGCTGATTTTCAGGTTCGATAACACTCGCTTCCGCGATGGCAAAGTCACTCTGCCACTCATTAAGGTTGAGAATGGTCGCCCGGTTTTTATTTTCGCTGTCGTGACCGATAACCCCATTGTCCAGTTCTCGGGTGACTATGTTATCGGCGTGGACGTGGGAATCAACAACTACGCCACCGTGGTAGTACGCGAGGTTGCGACGGGGCGGATAGTGTATGAGACAACGCTCTCACAGCGTGCCCACTCGCTGTGGAACAGCGTGCGCGCGTCTGAGTGTCAAGTGCGATTCCTCAAAAAGAAGTCCGACCGTCTCCTACCCCACCGGCAAGCGCGCATGTCCGTGTTGGGTGAGGCGCGGTTCCACCGCGAGGCCGCGTCCCGGAAGAAGCGTGAGCTTGCGATTCTCGCAGCGCAGGAGATAGCTGCCTTGTCGCACGCGTGGGGCAACGCCGTCGTCGCGGTAGAAGATTTGAGCTGGGTGGTTAACACCATGCAAAACGGGCGCTGGAATCGAGGTGCGCTCGTCCAGTGGTTGACTCATTACGTGTCGCAGAACGGCGGGTGGGTCGTGGCCGTAAACCCGGCCAACACGTCGCAACAATGCCATACGTGCGGCTCCAGGGTGACGCACCCCACGCGCGAGGTGTCCGTCTGCCCCGAGCACGGGGTGATGGGCCGGGACGTTAACGCTGCAACCAACATTGCTGCTAGGGCCGTGCCGCGCGTCGCTAAGGCGAGGGTGACACGCGCGAAAAACCGGAAACTCCGGCCGCAGACCGCACTCAAAACACCCGTGGCTAGGCGGTCGTTGAAGTATCCTGGGCGCGACAGGACTAAGGGCGCGCCTACGCCGAAAAGGAAGAACCGCCACCGGACTGTTGGGGAGGTGATTCTTCCAATTAGCCCCGCTAGGGCACAAGCGCATTGCTTGGAGGCCAGGGTACTAGCGGACTGTGGCGCACAGGTCGTCACAGGGACTTGTCGAGCGGCTATCAAACAAGGAAACGTAGCCTACGAATGTAGTTTATGTGGCCTTGGTTGATACTCTATTACAGTGGGTGCGCGCATGTGTTTATGCGCGTTGTGGCGTATCTTTCTTGTTGTTTCTCTTGGCCGAGTTGAGTGTGGAGTGTGGTTTATGGCAAAGTACATGAGTGTGATGTTGGGTGACACGTCGGATGGTCCGGGCGTGCGAGCCGCCCTCTACTACAGTGGGTGCGAACTGCGGTGCGAGGGGTGTTGGTCGCCGCAAACGTGGAACCCAAGGATAGGCCGCGATATGACGGTCACCAAGCGGCGTGAGATTGTCGCGTATTTGGAGCGCCCCGAGGTTGCTGGTTTGAGCCTGTTGGGTGGTGACCCGTTTCACCCGTTGAACGCGGCGGACGCGACCGCGTTGTGTGCGCTCGTTAGAGGCCGTTTCGGGTGGGGTGGCGAGCGCACTATTTGGGCGTGGACCGGGTACACGTTCGACGAGCTGCTAGAGCGTGAGCACGCGCGCATGTTGCTGCCCATGCTGGACGTGTTGGTGGATGGTCCGTTCGTTCTTGGTGAGCGTGACCTTAATCTGCCGTTCATGGGGTCGCGTAATCAGCGTGTCGTGGACGTGCAGGCGACGCTCGTGGGCAGGCGTGACGGCTCCCTGGGTGTGGGTGAGGTTGTTGTGTTGGATGAGTGGATGCGTGCGCCTGAGCCGCCCACCGTGGATGCGTAGCGGTGAGCGCGGCTGTGGCGCTCGCGGCACTGTTTGATGGCGTGAAATGAACGCGCTCCCCACTGTACCGGGTATGAGAAAACGCCCCACGGCTTTTGCTCTTGTGTGAGCTTGCCGTGGGGCGCTTCTTGCTGCCGCGCTCCTGTTGGGGCGCTTACTCTGGTACCGCGTTTAGCGCGTGGCGAGGGTCAGTCCGAGCGAGTTTGCTTCGCTCTGGGTGAGTGTGCCGTCCTCGAAGCGCTTTGCGGCGCGTGCGAGCGTCTTGTCGTCGGCGGTGACTCCGAGACCTCGCGCGGCGCGCTCGAAGTGCGTTGCCCGCTTGTAGTCGCCAATGAAGGCGACATCATTCTTCTTGTTCTTGATGATTGTCATTCTTCTTCTCTCCTCGTCATCTTCTTCTTGTACGTCTCTTTTCAACCTGTATAGTCTACCATATGGGGTGCGCGCTGGTCAACGCTGTGCGCGTGTGTTGTGGCGCACGCTATGCGGCGCGGATGATGCTGTTGCGCCCTGTGATGCGTGTGGTGGTTGTTTATTGCTGTTTCCAGGTGATGCCGATGCTGTCGGCGAGAGTGAGCGCCACACGTTCGGCTACTAGCCCGTATGATGCGTTACCCGGCTTCACGGGCACGCCCAGCATAGCGACGCTTCCCGCTTGATCGACAACGATCATTGCTTGCCATATGCCCGTCACGGGGTCGTTTTTGCCGCCGCCCGTTGCAAACTACCTGACGGTAGCTTGCAGGATAGCCTTGCGGCCATCCGCTCCAAGACTCACAGCGCCAGTGCGGCGCACGCTTGGTTCGCACTTCACAGAGACTCGCGTTGCGCGGCCGGTCTGGCCGCCCCGTCTTACTGCCTCTCCATGCGCGTTTAACGTCTCCGGGGCACTCCCGGCGACACAAATGTTTATTGCTGCGTTCAGATCACGGTCCATTGTTAGGCCGCAACTGTCGCAACGGTATGTCCGCTCGGATAGGGGGAGCTTGGCTTTCGCACCCCCACACTTCGAGCATGTTTTGCTACTGCGATACCAGCGGTCCACGACATGCAGTCGCGCGCCGGTCCTGGCCGTCTTGTATTCCAACTGTCGGCGGAACTCACCGAAAGCCGCGTCACTTACCGACTTGGCGAGGTGGTGGTTTTTCACCATGCCTGCAACGTTCAAGTCCTCAATGCTGATGTCCGAGTACTTACGGGACAGCCACGTGGTGAGCTTGTGCATCGCATCAAGCCTCTGGTCAGCGACCCGCGCGTGGAGACGAGCCACCTTCGCGCGAGCTTTAGCGCGCCTGTTTGAGCCTTTGGTTTTCCGACTAAGCGCTTGCTGCGCTTTCTTCAACCGCTGTTCCGTCTTTTTCAGGTAGCGAGGATTCTCGATAACCGTCCCATCCGACAGTGTGGCTAGAGTTTTCACACCCAAATCAACGCCGACAGCCCCGCCCTTCGGCGGATTCGTCACTGACTTGTCGTCTCGCTCGACGGTGAGCGACGCGTACCAGCGTCCCGCGCGCTGTGAAACAGTCATGCGCATCACATGTGCCCCGCCCACACGCTCGGCGACATTCTCCATGCAATGAACCCGGCCAACCTTCGGCAGCCGTAGCGCCTTCGGGTCACCCTTAATCAGACCAAACCCGCCAGCCGTGTACGCAAACCGTGGCGCCGTTCGGTCTTTCGACTTGAACTTTGGGAAGCCAACACGGCGACCTTTACGCTCGCCGCGACGGCTTTTCGACCAATTAGACAAGGCTTTCGCAAGAGATTCCAGGGCGCGAGCGTAAGATTCTTTCGAGTTCTCCTGCCACCACGGAACACCGTCAGCATCAACGGCTAGTTCGTTTTTGTTTGCGTTCCACCAGCGTAGCAACGCGTAAAACGACCGGTCCAGACTTTCCCCAGCATCCATTGCAGCTTTCACATGGGCAAGTCCAGAGTTATATGCGAACCTGGCTGCACCGGCGTGCGATAGGAGCAGCTTTTCCTGCGCGGGAGTGGGGTCAAGCGCGACCTTGACTGCCTCAAGCATCGCTTTCACCCCTTCCCTCTCGAACTCGGTCGGTAAACTATAACACGCAATAGCGAACTAGAACAAATTAAAGCCACCAGCGGCTTACACTCCCTGTCTGTGTCGCCTCCCCATGCGAGGCCGTCACGCAACTGAATACGGGCCGCTACCTTGCCGCGCACCCGCTGGAACACGCGGGGTGCGCAAACGGCTAACAGTGCGATAACGGCCGCGACGACTACGAGGAGAACAAAGGGCATGTGAATATCTCCCCCTTTTTTTGTCGTGCGCGGCCGCGTCTGGAAAACAGTCAAGAAAATAGCTCTCGACTGTCTGTCGCGCGTTAGAACTCCGTAATCTTGAACTCGCCGGTTAGCTCGTCGGTGATGAACTCAACCATTTCGTCAAAATCTTTCTCAGCGCCGTAGTTGCCGAGCCAGTGGCTTGCCATTCCCTGCTCGTTGAAGATCAGGTAGAAGCATCCGCACCCGTCGTCGGTCATGTCAATAACGGCGGGTCGCCTCATGTAGTCGCCGAGATCGTAAGTGTCTCCGAGGCCATCCTCAAAAGTGTAGCGGCCATTGCCGCCGTATGACGCGTGGCTGGGCTTCTCGTCGCGCTTGGACATGCGTCGTTCCATTTCGTCGGCGATGCGTGCGACATCCTTATCAGTAAGCGCCATTTTCCGGCCTCTCCACCTTTTGTTTGGCACCGTTTCCGATACCGCGTATTCTCGTGTTGCTTTCGTGCCGCTAAGGGGAATTGAACCCCATATCGCCGCACCCCACGTGCGGCGCTCTACCGTTGAGCTAAGCGGCTATCCAACTGACCAAGCTGGCATACCAGCCATTCGGCGAGGGCGTCATGGTCGAGACGCTTTGCGCAAGTCTTGCGCACACTCGCCTGCAAGCGCTCTCGGACCAGGACTCGAACCTAGACCAGCAGGGTCAGAACCTACCGTGCTACCGATTACACTATCCGAGAATGTTTTTAACCTTGTATCCCGGAGTCGAACCGGGGTCGCACGGGTATATTCCGCTGGTCTGCCGTTGACGTATGCACAAGGTCTTTGCCCGAACTACCAGGCGCGAGGAAGCGCGTCCCCACGATGCCGACTTAGTTACTGTCGCTATCTGTCCCCTCGGTGAGACTCGAACTCACATGCCCGTTCGGGCGGCGCATTTTGAGTGCGCTGCGTATGCCATTTCGCCACAAGGGGGTGCCTCTAGGATTGAGTCGGCTTGTCACCTGCATCGCCCCTAGAGGGGTCATTTTGTTCTACGCTTCTAATATACGGTATTCTCGCCCGCCTGTCAACTCTAACGCCGCGTGCCGCGTGCCACACTCTAATAGCCGTGGTGAAACTGCGTTTACTAGCGTCCGCTGCGAGCGCCGCTGGTTTAGTTCTCGGTGTCGAGCTGTTCGATCTGATCGAGGAGGCCGGGGCGCATACGGTCAGCCTGGTAGATGAGCCACATGGCGACAATCCGGTCAAGGTATGTGTCTCCGCCGATGGTGCAGATGGTGTACCTGTGTGGATTGCGGAAACGCCTGACAATATCAATCGGCGATTCACCCTCGCGCACGCTCATGAGGTCTTGTTCCCTCGCGTCTGGCATGACGCTAATGCTGATTCCCGCGTAGTCGCCCTCGTAAATGGTTCCGTCCTCTTGCAACGTGTCTACGTCGATGCAATGAGCGTATGGCGAGTAGGAGACGCTGTATCCATACCCCCCCACGAGGCTGAGGAATGTTTCTGCCTCGTTGGCGACGTTCGCCACGTCGCTCCATTCGCGACTTGTTGCATGGGACTGCTCGAACGCGCCAATAAGGTGGGACGGGTCGCGGCCCATGCGCTCCCCAACGGTGCGGCACTCAGCCGTGAACGCGCGCAGGTCGTCGCTCGTAATGGGCGTTGTTTCTCGTTTCCTTGCCATGCTCTTCGTTTTCTCTCTTTCTGGTCGTGTTGCCGATTGGGTGTTTTCGGGCCTTGCTGCGACCGCTCCCGCCCAGTCAAGCGCTCTGAGCGGGCGGGATTGTGGTCGCGCCGTTTAGTTGTTGCCGCTGTCCGCGAAGTAGCCGGACTCATCCAGGAGCATACGGTTGACGCGCAGCCACTCCGGGTGGTCGAGCGTAATCGCGTCCCCGGTCACGTCCGGGGTGAGCATCCCCATGCGCTCCGCGTAGTCGTGGGAGAGCACGCCAGCGTCCATGAGGAGCTTCCTCATGCGAGTGATCTCGGCGCTTTCGCGCTTGCTCGGCTCGTAGTCGTCGCGCAGAATCGCGTTCTGCACCATCGGGCGCAGCCACTTAGCGCGCGTGTACCAGCGGGTCTTGATCTTTGCCATACGACCGTCGCCGTAAGAAATGACGTAGCCCTCGCTGCGTTCGTGCGACGCCTTCTCAGCCATGCGGGTGATGATGCCCGCAAGGTCGGTGGCGTTCTCCCACATCCACCAGTATGCGAGAGTCTTGCTCTCGGCGACTGGCATGAGCGGGTCCACGGTGCGGATGACGGTGAACGCCGCGTCCAGCGGCATCGGGTCGTAGTCTGGCGCATTGTAGATGAAGTCGAGGAAAATCATTTCATCCCTGGTGTAGTACACCATGTGCGGGTCGTTCTTGCTGATGCACTCGAACGTTGCCGACAGGTTGTTGTCGGCGAGGACGCGGCGCAGACGCTCACAACCCGCGTCTCCGATCTGCTCACGCAGGATGCGCTCAGCCTCACGAGAGTACGCGGTGACACCGCTCTTGGACAGGACCACCAGGTTGCCGTTAACGGCTGCGACGATGGCTAGGAACCCGTTGTGCTTCTTGCGAAGCACCACGTTATAGTGCTCGTTGTCTTGCGCTTCACGCGCAGCCTCAGTTGCGAGGTCACGGATGGTGGCGGGAGCGCCGCTCTGTCCGACGTTGAAGAACTTGTCGTATCCTCGCGCGACGACCTCCCCGGTGTTCTTGTCGAGGAACAGTCCGCGAGCGCGCACGGTCTGCTCGTCCCACGCGCCTTTGTAGAACGCCTTGCGCGTGAAATTGCACGCGACCACGCCGGGGATGCCGGACTCTTTGACGCGAACAAGCTCGTTGCTCGCCATCTCGTTCAGGAGGTTGGTCCCGTTGCCTGCTGCGGCCTCACGCTTTGCCCGACGGCGTTCTGCCTCGATACGCTCGTCGTTGTTGGCGACTGCGTTGTTCAGCATGTCATTCCACAGGTCAAGCATGTCTGTTCCTCTCGGTGTTTCTTGACGCGCTACGTGCGCGTATTGTTGGCGTTTGTCTTTCCGCTCTCCATTGTAGCATGTTGCGTAGCGTGGCGCAATAGTGAAGCCCCGCACGGTGGGCGCGCTGTTTGTGCGCCTGTTGCTTCCGTGCGGGGTGAATGGCACGCCGGGCAAGAGTTGAACTTGCATCCAACGGTTTTGGAGACCGCGACTCTACCATTTGAGCTACCGACGTAGTGCGCGCTTCGCCAGTTGTGCAAGCCTGGCGGAGCGCGCGTTTTGCGATTCGTTGCCCGCCAGCTTACGCCCTTGCGGCGAACCACGGTGAAACAATATCGCAATCAACGTGCCACTGTCAAGAGGGAAGCGAAAATCATGTCGGTGGCGCGGATATTTGTGTTGCGTGACGACGGTGGCGTGCGTGCTTTCGCTCGCGTCGCCACTGTAACGAGAAAAGCGTTGGTGTGAAACAGGGAGAGGTGACTGCGTATGACGAACCCGACGGGTCCGCTGTTGGCGGCGTGGGTGAACGGTGAAAAGATCGCGTGGTGTGACGGCGTATTCCAAGGCGACAAGAATGTGTGCGCGTATGTGCGGCGCATGGTGAAGCGTGGCGCTGTCGTGGAGGCTCCGTGCGGCCTCGTGGAGTGTGACGGCACGATGCTGGGTGCGCTCGCCGCCATCTGGTCTTATTCCCCTGGCCGGTTGCAGGTTGTTGCCTGCCCCGAGCGCGTGTACATGTTCTTCCACACGCCACCCGCAGCGGAAAGCGGCGAGGTGGAAGATGTCGCGACCGTGGGTACGGGCGAGGGGCTGGGTATCCCGGACGGTTGGGAGCCTGGCGGAGATATGTTTGTGGGCGGCGTTTTCGCGGACGGCGCAATCGTAGACGACAGTGACGAAGAGGATCGGTGACAGCTCGTGTGCAGGAGTAAGGCGGATGGTGGGCGGTTGTGCCCGTGCCAGTCGAGCGCGCGCAGGAGCGCGAAATACAAGGCCAAGAAAGCGGCCGTGACGTTGGGTGACGCGCCTACTATCGGTGCGCGCAACGTGAGCGATGCGCCCGCAGGGGTGTTCCCCGAGGGGATGCCTGTCCGCGAGTCGTTCGAGAAGCTGCGCGCAGGGTGGGACGCTGACGCAGCCAAGAGCGTTATCGACACGGTGAACTCTCTGACTGACGAGGAACTAGAGGGCGCGGCTGGTGACGCGCTCGTAGCCGCATACCCGGACATGATGAGTGCCATGCTGTCGGGTGAGAGTCTGCGGGGTTTGGATGGTGTGACGCGACGTGACGCGGTGCGCGCCGCCGTAGCTGTCGAGGTAGGGTGCGCTTTGGCCGCTGAGGCGGACAAGGATGCTGACCTTGCGCGTGCGCGCGAACAGCTTGCCGACGCCAAAATGCGAGAAGAGGCTACCGGCGCGGAACTCAAGCGACTGTCCGACAAGATCGCTGACCCGAGTGAGCAAAGCGACCTGGCGCGCGGCAACAGGGAGTGGGGGAAGCGCAGCGAGCTGTTCTCTCAGGTGGAGGAGCTGAAAGCTGAGCGTGAGCGCTTGCGCGGCCGGTGGTGGGAAGCGGCGCGTGAGGAGGCTGCGGCTATGATCGACGTGTCGAAAGCCCGCCAGGAATCGTACACGCGCCTGCTCGCCCAGGTGCGGCCCGTGGGCGGCGGTTTTGACGCGAAAACGGCGTTTGCGCCGAGGAGTAGTGTCGCCGGTAAGAAGATCGTACAGGCTGTGTCTCGCCTGTACCCGACAGACTGGAACCGTGCGTTTAGTGACCCTGCGAATAATCGGGTGAAAGTCGCGCTGGTGAAGGATGCGATGGGCGTGACGCTTGGCGAGTATGGGTTTTATCAGCATCGGGGCATGTTGTATAGTGACGGGTCGGTCGGTGCGCGCCTACAAGTCGTCGCGGGGGTAGGCGAGGAAGATACGGAGCTTAGGGTGTGTCATGAGATGATGCACCGGATGGAGCGCACGGTTCCCGGCCTGGTGGGCGCGGAGCAGGCGTTTTTGCGGTACCGCGCACGGGGTGCTGACTGTGCCCCGCTGTCTGCCGTTTACGTGGGGGAGGGAGCGCCGGAAGGGTATGCTGATTCTTTCCCGAGGGCTTATAGTGGCCGCATTTACGACACGCCACACCCTTACGCGTTCGAGGTTTTGAGTGTGGGCGTGGAGCACGTGTTCTACGGGAACACTGGCGACTTGTCTGGCGAGGATGATCGTGAGGGCGCGCCGTCGTCGGCTGACCGCGAGTATCGTGGTTTCGTGTTGGGCGCGCTCGCGTCACTGTGAGAGGAAACGGGACAATATGGGGCGGGTGGCGACTCGTGTGCCGCCCGCCCCTCTCTTTGTTGATTGAGTTGTCTGGTTTTGTGAGGTTTTGCGCGCCAGGCAAGGGCGGTGTTAGTGTTCGTCATGTCAAGAGACGTTAACAGCGATGACCGGCGCACGAAAGCGCGCTTGTCTCGCAAGAGAAGCAAGAGAGGGTGTGGCTGATTGTGGCTACCGTGAAGAATGAGAAGAAAGAAGCGCTGCCCGGCGACGCTCAGACCAGCGGCGAAAACGTTGATTCCGATGAGGCGAAGGGCAGGCTGGCGGCTACTATGATCGCGCAGCGTTTGCCCGCCGACTTGGAGCCTACCGTCGTAGAAGAAGCGGGAGTGTTCGCGGTGCGGTCGAAGGCTGGGCGCACGCTCGCATTGGTGGAGTGTCACCCGATGATGCTGCACGCGGACCTTGGCGGCGAGTACGCGCACGCTATGGCGGTGCGTCAGGTGGCGTATGATTTGGGTGTGTCGTTCGCGTGCATGGACCGACTGTGACCGTGGAGAACACTGGCGTGGTGGTGGCTCGTGTGCCGCCGTCGTGGGACGAGACGTTCATGCGGTTGGCTCGCGTGTACGCCGAGCGGAGTAAAGACCCTGGCACGCAGGTCGGTGCGGTGATCGCAGGAGCCGACCATCGTCAGTTGTCGGCGGGCTACAATGGGGAGCCGATGGGGTTCACGGGCTATGATATGCCGTGGGCGCGCGAGAGCGAGCGCGGCGAGTTGGACACGAAGTACCCGTATGTTGTTCACGCTGAGGAGAACGCGGTACTGAACTATCGCGGCGTGATGCGCGATATGGAGGGCGCGACCGTGTATGTGACGCATTATCCGTGTAATAAGTGTGCGCGTATCCTCGCGCAGGTGGGAATCAAGCGCGTCGTGTACGAGCATATGTGGGACGATGGGTTGAGGGCTGCGGCGGACGATATTTTTGCTCACGCTGGAATTAGTGTAGAACAGTATCAAGGCGTTTAAGTGGCGTTGCCCGGCTGAGAAAAGACGACGAGAGAAGGGGGTGGCTGTGGAGTCGATTTAGTTTCTTCGATGATATTGTGTTAAGGTAAGTGACATGTTGGTAAGCGAGCGGGGAAGGTTTGGGGGTGATGTCGTCGGATGGGTTCTTATGAGGCTGTGAAGGTTAGGCTTGACCCTACACCAAAGCAGGAGCGGCTGATGGTGAGTCATGCTGGTGCCGCTCGTTTCGCGTATAATGCTGGTCTCGCTCACGTGAAGGAAGTGTTAGAAAGCGGCGAGGCTGCCGACTGGTCGCACTACTCTCTGCTCCGCTGGTGGAACGCGAATAAGGATGAGCTTGCTGTTAACCATGATACGGGTGTCGTGTGGTGGGGTCAGAACAGTAAAGAAGCCTACAGTATGGCCCTACACGGATTGGCGCAGGGTTTCTCAAACTGGTATAAGTCCCGTAAAGGGCAGCGTAGGGGCCATCGTGTTGGTTTCCCTCGGTTCAAGTCGAAGAACAGTGTTATGCGGTTCGCATATTCCACAAACTTCACCGCACCCAAGGCTGGTGATCCTTATGGGTTGAAGTTGCCGCGTATTGGCCGGGTGCATTGTATGGAGAATGTGCATGAGCGCGTGGCTGGGGCGCGTCTTGTTCGAGTGAGTGTGTCGCGTCGTGCTGGGCGCTGGTATGCGAGCTTGACCGTGGAGCGTGAGCCAATCGCCAACCAAGCGCCGAAGGGTGGCGCGGTTGGTGTTGATCTTGGTGTGAAAAGCCTCGCCACCCTGTCGGATGGGGCTGTTATCCCTAACCCTCGCGCCCTGGGGACAAGGTTGAAAGCCTTGCGGAAAGCCCAAAAGGCACTGAGTCGCAAGGTTAACGGTAGCGCGCGGCGTGAGAGGGCTAAAGGCCGGGTTGCCCGCCTCTATGCGCGAGTAACTGACGCGCGTATGGACGCAATCAATAAGGCTACAACCCTGATCGCCGGGAACTATAGCGTCGTGTGCGTTGAGGACTTAAACGTTGCGGGTATGGTGAAAAACCGTCATCTCGCTCGCAGCGTGTCGGATGCTGCTTTGGGTGAGTTTCGTCGCCAGCTAGAGTACAAGACGGCTCGTTCGGGTGCCGTGTTGCGTGTGGTTGACCGTTGGTATCCGTCCAGTAAAACATGCTCAAACTGTGGGACAGTGAAAGCCAAGCTGTCCTTATCTGAGCGGGTGTTTAACTGCGACGCGTGCGGTCTATCTTTGGACCGTGACCTAAACGCATCCATCAATATTAGGGTCGCCGGGAGTGCCCCGGAGACGTTAAACGCGCGTGGAGAGGACGTAAGACGTACCGGCCTAGTGTCGGGCGACGCTGGCCTCGGTGAAGCGCGAACCAAGCGGGCGTGTCAAAGCGCCGTTAGGCTTGGAGCTGGCCTTGGTAACGAGGCCATGCAGCCTAGAGTGAACTAGGTTGTAACGGTGGGTTTGTTGCGCATGCCGGTGAGGCGGCAAGCGTTGAGCGCATGGGCGCTGGTCGTACCGCGTTGCGCGTTGACTTGATTGGTGAGGAGTTCATCGAACTGGTGGACGCCACTTACGGTGTGGAGGCCGGTAACGTGTTGCGTGGCGCGCTGTCACGCGTGCGCAGTGAGAACGGGTATGAGGCTCGAAGTGTGGATACGGTTGAGGTGGCTGACGCGTTGGCGGACATCATGTACCTGGTGTGGGGTTTCGCACTAGAGGCCGGTATTCCGCTGATGGACGTGTTTCGTGAGGTTCACGCGTCGAACATGAGTAAGCTCGGAGAGGACGGAAAGCCCATTATTTCTGACGGGACGATGCTCAGGTCTGACGGGTCGCCCGCGCCGGTCGGAAAGCTGATGAAGGGCGCCGGGTTTTTTCCACCGGACATTAAGGGTGTGCTGGGGTTGAATCAAAATGACCATCCGTAAGGTGTCTCAGCGTATCCCGTTTACGCCGTCCAAGACGCAGGTCGCACTGCTAGAGCAATGCTTTGGGGCTAGACGTTTCGCGTACAATCAGCAGGTTGAGGCGTTTAACTCGTATGACAAGGAAACTAATCCTCGTCCCGTGTATCCGGGTGTGACTGATATGAAGGGCGAGAATGAGTGGCTGAGGGATAGCCCTATTCCGTCGAGTGCGTTAAGTAACACCATCATGGACTTCCGTAAGGCGAAGGCCGCATATTTTCGTCAAGCTCAGTACGGGAAGAACCGTCCCCGTTTCGCGTCAAAGAGTGACAATATTCAGTCGTTTCGCAACACCGTGCCGATACGCCGCATGGATGGTAATAGGTACCCGCTGTCTAGGAAGCTGGGGTCGGTGCGCATACGTGGGCGAGACCGCATCCGCTACCCACTGGAATCGCTGTCTAGTTGGACGGTGAAGCGTGAGAGCGGCGTGTACTATCTGGTGCTCCTGTTCGACGTGGATGTTCAGCCAAAGCCTCCGGTAGGCGGACAAGTTGGTATCGACGTGGGTGTTAAAGATTTTCTCACGCTGTCTACGGGCGAGAAGATCAACTACCCTGACCGGATTCACCAATTGGAGGAGAACATCAAACGGGAGCAGTGTAAGCTGTCTCGTAGGGTGAGGGGTTCGAGTAACTACCGTAAGCAGAAGGCTGTCGTAGCTAAGGCTTACGCGAAGCTGCGCCACTACCGTGAGGACTTTCAGCACCAGATGTCTCACCGGCTGATAGAAGATAACCAATTCATCGGCATGGAGACATTGGCGGTGCAGAACATGACTCGTAAGGCGAAGAAAAAGCTGGACGAGAACGGAAAACCCCTGCGTAACGGTCAAGCAAGTAAGCGTGCGATGAACCATTCCATCCTCCGCAACGGGTGGAGTAGTTTCGCGGAAAAACTCGCCTATAAGGCGCAGTGGTATGGGCGCACATTCGTCCAGGTGGATAGGTTCTACCCGAGTTCTCGTCTCTGCAACGGATGTGGGAATAAGTACGTAGGGTTGCGGTTGTCGGAGCGTGAGTGGGTGTGTGAGAGTTGCGGGGCGTCGCATGATCGGGATATGAACGCTGCATTGAACATTTTGGACGAGGCACTGCGTCTCAGCCAAACAGGATAAAGGTGTCAAATTAAACCGACCGACAATCGGGGATAGCCTGCTTAATATGGGAAGCCGCTGGGCCGTGGTTTTATGCTATGGTTTAAGCAAGCCTAGTTCGCAGGAATCTCGTGGCGGAAGCTACGGGGGTGTCAAGAAGGGTCCGGGCTTCTTCCCACCGGACATTAGGGGTGTTCTGGGCGTGTGAGCGTCGGTGTTCGCGAGCGCGGGCGTGTAAGCGGTTGTGTGGCGTGGTTTCTTTCGCGCTATTGGGTGGCGTTAGGTATGTTTTCCTAGCGCCGCTCATCTTTTTGGGGGCGGTGTGGCTTTCTTGAAGGGGTTGGTGTGGTTATGGCTGTCGTACATAAAACACATTTTAACGTGCTGTACGGTAAACCATTGAAGTGTGTGGCGAAAACGGCGTCGTCGTGTCCGATTAACGTGGTGGCGTTGCGGCAGGGTTTGCCGAGCGTTCACTTTGTGGACCAGGATGCGGCGAACAAGTACATGGAGAAGTACCATGATAGTACCCGCCGGTATATGACGAAGGAAGCGTACCGGAGGAACCGTCGTCACCGTCCTGACTTGAAAACGACGAACGATGCGTTGGCCGCTTACGGCTTGTCGGCCGCTGACACGGGCTTCACTGATCGTGACGTGCAGTTCGCTACCGCTCGTTGCGATGAGCCGTTGACGCTGGACGTTGAGGGTGTTGATGGCGCGCCGTTGTCTACGTTCGACCCGGAGAGGGCCGCTAAGTCGCATATTGCGGCGATGGCGTCTGCTGCGAACCGCAACAACAAGTACCAGCTGCAGAAGTTGAAGCACGCGGAAATGCTGCCCGGCACCACTGTTGTGAACAAGCGGACGGGTGAGGTCGTGGACGCTGGCGAGGTCGTGGATGCCGCCATGTTGCGTATTCACGAGGAGAAGAACCGTGAGCACGCTCAGAACGTGCTGAACACGCTCGCCGCCTACAAGGAGTTCCCGAACGATTGGAGCGACAAGTTCACGAGCCTTGACGGCACGGTGACTGTGAGCGCTAAAGTGGTGCCCGACCAGTTCCATGAGGGCGCGTACGCGAGCATGAGCGAGGAGATGCGCGCCGCCTGTGAGGTAGAGGAAGCGACCATTGACTACGATAAGCTCGACAAGCTAATTGAGGAGCGCCCAGAGCTGCGTGATCTCGTGTACACGGGTGACACGTATGTTGTGGAGAGCGTGATCGGTCAGCCTACGGAGGTTGGGCAGAGTGACGCGCTGATTTCTAGTTCGTTCGCGGGCAATAAGGCGAAGCTCACCGAGAACGCGAGTAACGTTCTTGCGGGTATGGCGTCTTTCCGTCAGCGGTCGCAGGCTCAACTGTTTGGTGAGGCGATTGTGGATGAGGAGACCGGCGAGGTGAAGGGTCGCCTGTTGGGGACGAAAAAGCGCGCGAAGGACCGTGAGGACGTGCTCAAGGATAAGGTGAAGAACCTTGCTGGCGCGTTGGATGTTCGCGGTCACACAGGCGCACTGTTCATTCCGGGTAAGGAGCGTGGTAGCGGCGTGCTCGTGTCGAATCGGCGTAACCGTAAGCGCGCGGACACGCTGCGAAGGGAGTTGCCGGGTGACGTGTTGCGTGAGGTGTTGACGGCGACGAAGCGCGTTCCCAGCGAGGAGCGTGCGCGTAAGGCTGGCTGGTCGGAGGCGGATATTCAGCGCGTGTTCCATGCTCGTAAGGTGCAGGTGACGGTGCGTGATAATGTGAAGGCGATTGAGCGTAAGAACGCGGAGGTGATGGAGCGCTTGGGTTTGGCGGCCTGACGTGTCTTGCGCCGTCTGGTCGCGCGCGGCGGCAAGCCCCCCTTTTTGTTTCCTTGGGGCTTGCCGCCGCGCCTTGTGTTTTCCGCGTGATTCCGGGGTTTCTGCGGTTTTGCGGGTGGGGCTTTTAATACGTGTCAGTGAAGGCCCCGAACAGGGGCGAGAGGTTCCCCGCAAGTGTGAAGGATGGGTTTTGTTATGGCTACTGTTAACGAGGCGACTACTGTTGATGACGTGTTCGAGTATCAGCCGCCGCGTATCGTGTTCGAGGAGGCGTCGGATGAGGTGACCGCTAGTATCCCTGATGAGTGTGTGGAGTTCATGGATGGTGTGCGTCGTAGCCTGCGCGAGTCGGGTAACCCGAATCCTGTGTTCGGTTTTAACGAGCATGGCGCGCTGTTCCGTATGGCGGACGGCGATGGCGCGGACGAGTACCTGCTGACCGGCGAGTACAAGGATAACGGCGACGGCACTGTTGATGTGAGCAAGTACGTGGTCGCCGTGAATGGTAAGACCGTGTATGAGACCGGCTATGAGGTTGATGAGGATAATATTAACCGGGCGTGGGGTGAGGCGATGGACGCGTTCATGGCTGCGTTGGGTATCCCCAAGGTGAAGTGACCTCGAACTGGGCTGTTTGGCTTTCTGGCGGCGGGGTGCTCGCTCTCACGATTACGTAGGGTGAGCGCCCCGCTTTTTGTGTCATCCCGGTTGACGGGGTGCGAGGGTGCGCAAGCGGGCGGCGTGGGATTGAGCGTGTGACCTTAGTCTCTTTAGTCTCGTTTCTGGTTCCACGGGTTGCGTTGTCTGCGTATGAGCTGCTATTATTATCGTACGTTATGACTATTCATAGCATACAAAGCCGAAAGCGGTTCTTCGGACCCCCGGTTTTCCGGGGTGGATCGCTTTCCGGGAGCGCCCCGCCACGTGGACGCTTTGGAGTGAGGATGGTTGCCGCCAGATGGGCCTGTGCGCCTACCTCCTGCCACGTTGGCGGGGCGTTTCTGTATCTTCTGCGCCGACAGCTGGGCGCGTCGCTTTGACGGTTGCGCTCCTGTTTGCTATCGTAAGCTGCATGAAGTTGCTAACTGTTTCTCTGAGTTTTTTCCGTGGCATCAAGCGCAGGGTGTTCACGCCAGCAATCGACGGCATTACCGCTATCGTGGGCGAGAATGGTACTGGAAAGACAAGTATCCTTGCTGGTATCTCGTGGTGCCTGTACGGTGAGAAGCCGGAGGGCGCGCGGCGCGCGGACGCGCTCATTCACGAGAAGGCTAACTATAAGGATGGTGACCGCACGCAAGTCACGTGTGTGATTATCGCGGGCGACGGTCGTATGCTGCGCATCAACCGCCGCATCACGAGCGCCAAGGGCGCGACTGAGGTGGACTTGTGGCAGCGCCCCGCCGCCGACGCGGCGACCATGAGCGCCGAGGCTCTGCTCGCCGACGCCGATGGGTGGGAGCATGTGGCCGGTCCCGCAGTGTCGCACGCGAACCCGGTGATCGTTCGCGCGCTCGGCATGGATAGTCGCCAGTATTTCGCGGCCGTCCACGTCCAGCAGAAGCAGGTGGATGACCTGATCCGTGACCGTAAGCGCGGCGAGGTCATCGAGCAGCAGACGGGTATCACCGCGCTCACGGTGGCGCGTGATAAGGCGCGTGAGGAAGTGAACGCGCTCAAGCGTTCGAGCCGCGACCTGCATGTGGATAAGCGCGCCGTGAAGGACGCGGAGAAGGCTGTCACGGTCGCGAAAGCGGATGTGGAGAAGCTGCGCTCACGCGTCGCCAAGGGTGAGGTGAAAACCGGTGACGCGCGCTGCAAGTACGAGAAGGCGCGCACAGTGTTTGAGGAGAAGAGCGCGGCCTACACTGCTGGGCAGGAGAGGCGCGCCCGCAAAGCCGCCCTCACTGAGCGTATCGAGGGCGCGAAAGCTCGCATTGGCGCGTTGGAGGGGGAGAAGCGTGAGCTGATGGGGCGCGTCGGCGCGCACACAGGGGGCGTGACCGTGGAGGGCGCGAAAAACAGTCTCGCGAGCGCCCGCGATGCTTTGGACGGCGCGCGTGAGGGTGAGCGCGCCGCGTCCGCTCTCGTGGAGGAAGCCAGGGCGGCGGGTGAGCGACTACAGGTGGCTCTCACCGACAATGGCGGCGAGATGTTGACCGAGGCGGCGTTGACGGAAACAGTGGCGCCACTGTCGGCGGATGTGGAAAAGCTACAGCGTGAGTTTGACGCTCTGCGTGACCAGTGTGTTGCTGTGCGCGCCGACCGGGATAGACTGATGCGTGCGGCGGATATGCTGCGTGGCAACAGTGGGGACGCGCACGTGTGTCCGACGTGTCAGCAGGATGTGGAGGACGCGAAGGCGCTCGCTGACTCTCTTGCGTTGCAGGCGCAGGAGGCGAACGAGAAGTCGGAGCAGCTAGAGGCTGATGGTGCGCGTGCGCGTGACGCTCTGAACGCGGCTGTTACGCGCCTTGAAGCTGTGCGCGCCCGACTGGTGACTGTGGGCGAGTGTGCGCCTGTGGCTGGCCTGTTGGGTGAGCGTGAGAAGTCTCTCGCAGACGCGGTGGACGCGGTGCGCGCTGCGAGCGTGAGCGTGGAGGCTGCGGATATGGTGTTGTCGTCTGCCGTGGAGTTTCAGGGTGTGCGCGGCCAGTTGGACCGCGTGTCTGGTGAGATTCGTTCCCTGTTGGCTTCCATTGGTGAGGCTGATGCTGAGCTGGCGGCGTTGCCGAAGGGTGAGCGCATGGTGAGCGGTGAGACGGTGGATAATGCTCGCGAGCGCATGCTGTCGCATCAGGCAACATTGAGCGAGTATGAGGGTTTGTTGGCGCAGTTGCGTGTGGATGAGGCGAACGCGTCTGGCGCTCTGAGTGTGCGTGAGAGTGAGCTTGCGGGTGTTCGTGAGCGCATGGCTCGTTACAGTGAGGCGTTGGAGGCTATCGAGGTTGCGTCGGCTGCGCTCGCCGTGGTGGAGGAGTACAGGGCTGAGCGCATTAGGACTGGCGTGCCTTTGGTGGCTGAGGCCGCGTCTCGTTTCCTTGCGGCGTGTACGGATGGGGTGTTTACTGGCTTGTCGTTGGACGAGAAGTACAACGTTTCTGTGACGACGGCTGACGGCGTGGTGCGCGAGTGTGGCGTGTTGTCGGGCGGCGAGTTGAGTGCGGCGGCTATGGCGTTGCGTATGGGGTTGGCTGAGGTTGCTGGCGGCGGCGGCATGATGGTGCTGGACGAGGTGTTGGTGTCTCAGGATGCGGCGCGCGCTGAGTTGATGTTGCAGGCTGTTAAGTCGTTGTCGGCGGGTCAGGTTGTTATGGTCGCTCATTCTCCTGTCGTGTTGGATGTCGCTGACGCGATTGTGGAGATGTGAACTACGGCGTTTCGTGATCTGTTCTGCCGTGAGGGGTGGCGTGCTTGTGTCCGGTTGTTTGCCGGGACGTGCGCCGCCCCTCTCTTTTTGTGTTTTCTTGTTGCGTCGTCTCGTGCGCGTTGGGCCGCCGTCTGTGTTTCTTTCCATTCGCCCGTGTTGCTTCTTCCGACTGTTACGTGTTTGCTGCCATTTACGCGTGTTATACTCCTTTTTGCGCTATTTTATGGTGGTTGACGGCGGTTTGTGTCCGTTTGTTGCCGTTCTTTTCTTGTTTTGTTGGATGGTTCTTTTCGGGAGTGTTTTTGTGCGTAAGCAGGATGTGGTGAACGCTGTTGCGGCTCAGGTGACGATGACCCCTCGTGATGTGCGAGCCGTGTTGGCTGGCATTGACATGGTTGTGGGTGAGGCCGTGATGCGTGGTGAGGATGTGACGTTGGGGTTTGTGAAGTTTGAGCCGGTGACGCTCCCTCCGCGTGTTCAGCGGTTGCCTAGTGGGGAGTTGAAGGAGTTGGGGGAGCGTCGCCGCGTGAAGGCGAGGCCGTGTAAGAGTCTGCGTGATCGTGTGGCTGGCGACGATGAGGGTGAGTGACGCGTAGGCGGTTGCTTGCGTCTCTTGAGTGTGGTGGGGGTGCCCTGTGCAGTGTGGGCGGCCCCGCCATATTCTTTTCTCCCCTGCCCTCGGGTTCCGGGTGCGCGTGAGGTTTTGGCGCTGGTGGCGCTGGTAGACTATAGTGGCTGCTAAGTGAAAGAAAAGCGAGAGCGAGGGTGGCGCGGGTCGCCTTGTGTTGCTCACCGGCGTTCACTGGCCGCGAGCGCGGCGAACGTCTGGTGGGCGCGCTTGACGCCCGTTCTCTGTGTCGTTTCTGGCTGGCGCTTGTTTGAGAGGAGCTGTTTGAGGGGTGGCTGGTAAGAGGTTTTCTCAGGTGGTGCGCGTCCCGTGGGGCGGGAGCGTGTCGGATGCTGTGCGTGAGGGTTTCGACGCTGGGTTGGCGGACGCTCAGGCGAAGCTGGGCGCTTTGCGGCCGTCTGATGTGGCTTTGGTGGAGCGTTATCATGATGCTATCGTGTGGTCGCGTCTGCGTGAGGTGTTCGTGAACGTGGATGATGGTGGGGCTGGCGTTCTGGTGGATTCGGGCGCGGACGCTGACGAGGACGCGTGCAGTCTGGTTGTCGGGTTGCCGTCCCGGTGGGAGGATTTGAGCGTCGAGCAGGGGAATATTCATGTGATGCACGGTCGCGGCAACAGGTGGGGGCTGTGCGGTGATCGTGAGGGCAGGGGCGTGCGTTTGGGGGACGCGCCGATTATGTTGCTGGATTATGTGCGTCGGGTGAGCGCTACTGCCGTGTTTTATCAGGTAAAGTCGTTTCACGAGTCCGTCATGTGACGTTGCTGGCGCGGCTGTGAAATGTGGGTTGCGCCGGCTTGTGTGTTGAGAGCGTGTTGGGGGTTTTGTGCCGTCGAAGAGGGTGAAGCGGGAGAGTATTCCCGCGCACGTGGAGTTGCCGCAGCAAAACGGCAGTGACGCGGAGTTGTATGCGCGTAAGCCTGCACGTAACGAGGAAGAGATTATTGCCGCGATTACAAAGCGTTCCGGTATTGATAAGAGTATTGTGCGCGCTGTTGTGCGCTTGTATGGTGAGGAGATCGGCGCGGACTTGGTGAATCATGGGCGCGTACGCTTGTTTGGTGGCATGTTTAACGTGTCTGCGTCGCCTATTGCTACCAAGCAGGAGGGTCGTAAGTATTTCAACGGGGCGAGGGTGCCAGAGGGTGCGGACCCTGATGAGGTGTTTCCTCCTGATTCGTATGCGTTGTCTCATTCGTATAGGTTGCGGGTTGATTCTGGGTTGCAGTGTTTGCGCAATGCGCGCGTGTGGGGGGATGCGTCGTGGGATGTGCCTGTGACGGCTCGCACGTTGGGTCGTCTGCGTGATTTGGCGTATGCGGAGGGGTTGCGTCCGTCGCATTTGCGGTGGCCGCAGCGGCCTGCGGGCATGTCGGTTGGTGAGTATTTCGCGGCTTTGGGTGTCAATATTGATGAGTGGGAGTCTGCTCCGGGCGAGAATGGTGAGGAGTATTACGTGCGGTAGCGTGCCCATATTTTCGGGCGTGGCGGTCGCCTCTCGGGGGCGTGTTGTGCGCTTGTGGCGGCGTGTTTTTGCTGCGGCTATTAACTAGTAAGGGTTGTGTCTCTTTTGTGTCTCGCGCGCGTTTTGGCGTGCGGGGCGAGTGGTTTGTTGGAGTGTGTGAGCGTGTTCGTTGTTTCTCGTGTTGGTGGTGGCCGCGTGGTTCGTCGCGCGTTCGCCGCATTGTGGGCCCTTGTGGCCGTCTTCGCCGTCGCCGTGCCGCTCCTCCTGCCGCGCGCGGCGCTTCCCGCGTGGGCTGACAACGACTCCCAGTCGGGCAGTGAGGAGCGCAGCGCACTGCAACAGCAGTGGAACGATTACGCGGTACAGTCTGGTGGTGAGGTGGATCAGCGTGCGACGCTGGAGAAGATGCGCGCCGACACGGACAGTAACAGTATCGGCTACGCTCTGGCCAGGCTCCTGTCGCCGCGTTACATGAACGCGACCCCGCTGTCGGCGAAGAACCCGCATGACGTGAACTGTGACGCTGGTGACGCGCGGAATGGGACACTCACCTACCATAACTGCGACGTGCCCAATATTGCTGGCGAGGCTCTACAGGACGCTTTCTCGTTTTTTGCGCCGTCCGGTATTATCGGCGGCGAAACGGCGTCGAATACGCTGAGTTTCCCGTCCCTGGGGTTGCCGAGTGACCTTCCGGGCGGCGGCGCTCCCGCCAACCCCGGTGAGCGTCAAGCGAAGTACACTGCCCTGGAATTGTACGGCTACAACCTACGGTACACGAGCTACGTGGGCGAGTGGGACCACATTAAAGTGCTGACGGCGGCGCGTAGTCTCAGTAACTATGGGTGGATGGACAAGATCAACCTGGGTGTGACCGCCGTCATTAACGGCGTGACGGGCGCAGTGTCCACGGCCACCAGTAACGCGGCGAAAGCGTTCAGTAAGGGGGACCTGATCGGCGGTATCGCGTCGTTCTACACGGGCTTGTTTTCTGGTGGGGCTGGCGCGAGCGCGAACACGCTGTTGGATGCGAGTGACCAGAACACGCTGGACTTGTACGCGTGGTATCGCGTCGGCTACGGGGCTACCTTGTACGGCGGGCGTGAGTTGACGACGGAGGAGATCGGGGCGCGCGGCCAGCAAATGCTGATCGACGCTATCAATGGTGGCCGCCCTGACGCGGCGAAAACGCCGGATGATCTCATGGCTATCCGTGACCTGCCTGCCATGCCCGCCGACGATATCGCATTGTGCGTGGTCACGAAAACTGACGGTAGTGTGGAGGAGCGCCTGCACTCTGACGTGGCTCCCGGCCCGACGGAGGCGGCGTGTAAGGCCGAGCAGAAGAGCGTTGACCGTAACAAGAAAGCGAAGTGGAGCGCGGACGGCAACGGGAAGAAGGAAACCCTCGCCGACTGGCGCGCACGCAACGGTAGCCTATTCAAGACGGCCGAAAAGTACGGTATCAGTATCCCGTACGACGCTGACGAATCCAAGCGCGCCGACACTATCAAGAACATGCAGGCCGGTTGGGCGGATAAGTGGCAGCAGGCGAACACCACGTACTTGGCTGGCGCGCAGGGCGAGAACAATAACAGGTTCGTGAGCGGCCTGCTCGCGTCCGCCGTGAAGAAAGCTGCGGCCGAGAACCCGGATGCGAACTATAATGCGCCGTGGAATCGTTTCGTGTGCACGGACGCTGACGGGCGCGACGTGTTGGATGCTGACGGGCGCACCGTGAACGTGTATAAGAGCGACGGGACGGTGAACCCGCAGTGTGGGCACGGCGTGCGCTCCCCCATCCAGAACGGCTTGTTCGGTAACGGATACCTGCCGTCCCAGGCTCAGCCGGTGGCTGATTCGCGCCTCATGTCGCCTGACGACGTGGTTGGTGTCCTGTTTGGGTTGCCGACCGCAGCTAACGCAATGGCTAACACGGGGCTTGCCGCGTCCGGTTTGGTGACGCGCGTGTCGAACGCTGCTATTGGCCTCGCCTACTCGCCTATTTTGGATTCGTTGAACGTGAGCGGCGTGATCGTGAAAACCGTGGAGATCATTAGGGATGGCTTGTATTTCCCGCTCCTCGTACTGTCTGCTCTCGTTGCCTTGTGCTACGCCCTGTTCCGTGGCCTGGTGACGGGCGCTGTCAGCGTGGTGAAAATGGCGCTCGTGACGCTTCTTGCCGCCGTGTTCGGTGCTACCCTGTTGGTGGCTCCTGCCGCCCTGGTGCGCGTGGTGGACTATTATCCGGCGAAAGCGGACGCCGCTATCACGAGCGTTATTCTGTCTACCGGCAACAGCGTGGACAATAATTTGTGTACCGCGTCGAACGGTAACGCCTCCCACGCTGCCGACAGCAGCGTCAACAGTGTGGGCGGGGACTGGCAGGCTTCTACGGCTGTGCGCACGCTCATGTGTGAGAATTGGCGGGCGTTCTATTTCGGCCCGTACGTGCAAGCCCAGTGGGGCGCGTCCTACGATGAGTTGTACGCGTACGGTTACGCGCCCGACGGCGGCGAGAGCCTGTCGAACACGAACGCTGACCTGGTGGGGGATGCGGCTGTGAACATGGGCGGCGGCGTCACCGAGCGTAACTGGGCGTTGTTCCAGGTGGATGCTATGGGGTCCGGCACAGCGTCCCACGAGGCCGCGTCCACTAGCGGCCGCGCCGTGAACCCTGACCTGTACAGGGTGGTGGACGCGCAGGCTGGCTTGCTGGGGTCCGGCTACGATTCGCGTCATTTCGCGGCGTGGAAGAGCGGCGGCTCACTGTCGTGGAGTGGCGTGTTCGCTCCCGTGGTCGCTATCGCGGGCAGCGTGACGGTCGTCGCTTATAGTGTCGCGAAGATCACGGTGACGTTTACGGCTGCTCTCATGCTGCTGCTGTTGCCGTTCATGCTGCTGGTTGCGTTGCATCCCACCGTCGGGTGGCGTAAGTTCACTATGTACGCGGGTAACGTCGCGGGTCTGATGATTCAGCGCGTCATCCTGGGTATGATGCTCGCGGTGATGCTGCGTATCCTCGTGACAGCCGGGAACAGTGGCGTGGGCGGCGGAGCGAGCATGCTGTTCGCGCTCATCGTGTGCGTCCTGTTCATGATGGAGCGACGCACTATCCTGAATGTGACGGGTGAGCTGGCAGCCGGTTTGGGCGGCGTGGGCGGCGTCGGAGCTGGGCTGGTGCGCGACCCGTTCCAGGTGCGCTCCACGGGCACCGGGTTTATCGCCAACAAGGCGCAGCAGGCGCGCGTCGCCGTAGTGTCCGCTGCGGGCGGTTTCGTTGCTGGCACGGTGAGCGCTCGCGGCGACGTGCGTGAAGGGCTACGCGAAGCCGGGAGCGCTATGAGCCGCGAAGGTAAGCAACTGTTCTTCCGTCAGCGCCGCCGTGGCTTCGCGGCCTTGCAGACCGCCGAGCAGGTGTCGTCGAGCGTGGGCGCCAAGTACCGTGAGGACGCCATGCAGGACAAGCATGTGCAGCATATTGTGGGCGACCAGTACAGGAAAACACGCGAATACCGGGAGTATGAGCAACTGCTGGACGCGTGGAATGAGCTGTCGGGGCGCGTGCTCGCTGACGGTGACGGCCAGTACAAGCTGGTTGACGGGGAGCGCCGCTACAGGCCGGAGCCGCCGAAGCGCTCGGATGTGCTCGCCGACCGGAGCGTGCGCCGCACGGTGATGTTGGCGGCGAAAGACCGCCGCAGCTACGTGGAGTCCCAGAACGCGGGTGTGGACGCGGTGCGCTCGAAGCTGGACAAGAACCGCGACACGATCCTGGTGGATGTGGACGCGGTTGCGTCCACTGCTGCGGCTATGCGCGCCCACAATGAGGCGCTGGACGGAGGTGGGCGCTTGTCGAAGGCGCGCATCCGCGAGGTTCTAGAGCAGTCTCGCGCAGATATTGCGCGCCTGGATGCTGAGCAGGACCGCTTGTTGGAGCGTGACGCGCAGCGTCAGGCTCGCGCCGAGGAGAGGGAAGCGAAGGGGCACAGGCAGCACGGGAAGTGGCGTGACGGCGACCTGCGCCCGGACGACGCTGGCATCCAGTTGGATGATTGGCGCGCCCGTAAGCGGCATCGCGGTGACGACGGCGATTACGAGCGCGGCAGGCGGCACGGCGATTACGGTGACGATAATGAGGGTGATGACTGATGGCTACTGTTAGTGTTGGCGGCGCGCGCGCCCAGTGTGCGCGCCGCCCGCGCGTGCGCGTGATGGTGGGCGCGGCCGTGAGCGCGTTGTTGACTGTGGCGTTGGCGTGCTTGGTGGTGTTCGGGCAGGGGGCGGCCCCGCGCGCGTTGGCTGACGACGATAAGCAGGATAGTTTGGGTGTGGTCGGTTGGGCGATGTGTAACTTGGTCCCCGGCGGCAACATTATCTATAACCTGGTCAGCACTGACGTGGTGCCGTACGAACTGTTGTCGAAGAGCGCCGCCGCGTCCCTGGACCGCGTGGACGCTGGGATTAACAGTATGATCGCTTATTCTGGGCGTGATTTCGCTGAGGTGAACAGCCGCATCGTCGGCTACAACGTGTCCGCGTCCCCGAGGGCGGCGGACGCGGAGGCTCTGTCGTTTAATGGCGGCGAGCGGGTGACGCCGTATGAGCGTTTCGGCGTGTCCGGGTTGAAGTTGAGCGCCTACTACGGGGAGTGGAAGTACTACGAGTTTGACGCGTGTAAGGGCGAGGACCCGAAGGATTTGAAGGGTAGCGTGTTCTACCCTGGGCGTTTGGAGCCGAAAACAACGTATAGCGCGTTGTCTGCGTCCAAGGATGTGCGCTCTCAGGCGTATGACGCGTCTACCGTGTACAAGTGGGGCGTTGGTTTCGCTAACGGGGCCGCTAATTTCGTGTTCTTGTTGGCGAAGATCGTCGTGGGCGCGACGATTGCTCTCGTGGGTTTGTCGTTCGCTGACCCGGCGTCTGCGTTTGGTTTGTCGAGTGTGGTTGACGGTGATGGCGGCTTGTTTACGCGTCTCATGGAGGGCGTGTTTACGCCGCTGTCGGTGTTGGCTGTTGTTTTGAGTCTCATGGTGGCGTTGTGGGTGTTTGTGAAGTCGGGGAGCGCGGCCGCCGCCGCGCGGCTGGCTGTCCGCCCGTTCGTTATTTTGTTTGTTGCGGGCGCACTGTCGGCTGCTCCTGCCGTGGTGGTGTCTGCGCCGTCGAGGGTTGCGTCCCTGGTGCATGGCGTCGTGTTGTCTGGCGTGTCTGGGCGGTTTGAGTCTCAATCTACGATGTGCGGGGCTACGAAAACCAGCGTCGGCGGTGTGAGCGATGGGGAGAGCGTGGAGGCTGCGCTGACACGGGCGGGCGTGGACGCGTCGAACGCGGTGGGCTGCCAACTGTGGGAGCAGCTTCTCTTGCGCCCGTGGAGTGTCGCCCAGTACGGGGTGGATTATAATCACCTGTGGGCGAATGGGTACGCTCCCGAGAATGCTGTGGACGCTGAGGGTAAGAGCGTGGGTGAGTTGGGGAACGTGAATGATTCAATGGTGGGTGATGCTCCCGTGCCGTTGGGTGGCGGCGAGTTCACGCACAATTGGGCGTTGTTCCAGGTGAGCGCGCAGACGCGGGCGCACGCTCTTGTCGGTAAGGATGGGGTGGACCCGTTGCCGAGCTTGGCGGTACAGACAGACTGGTATCGCGTGGTGGACGCGTTGTCGAATTATGAGGAGGAGCAGAGGAGCGAAACGCCGTCTGGTGCGAGCGCCGCTGTGACGTATACTGCTCCGAAGGATAATGCGCCGTCCCCGTATTGGCGCGCGTGGATTGGCCGCGACATGTTGGGGCGTTTGGGTACGGTGTTTTCGTCTCTGGTGGTCGCGTCTGTGGCCCTGTGTGCGCCTCTCCTCCTCGCCTTGTCGAGTGTCGTGTTTGGTCTTGGCCTCGTCATGGTCATGTGCTTGTTGCCTTTGTTCCTGCTGTTTGGGTTGTGGAGCGGACCCGGGTGGCGCGCTTTGGGTCAGTGGTGGCGTCTACTGGTGAAGGTGTTCGCGTTCAAGCTGGGCGCTGGCCTGCTTCTGATTGTGGACCTGCTGTTTACCGGCTCGTTGTTGAACATGTTGGGCGAGTTGGGCTGGTGGACGACGATGGTGTTCCTCGTCGTTGTGGGGTTGGCTGTGTGGCTTGGCCGCCGCCGCTTGTATAACGTGCTGTTGTCTGCCTTGTCGTGGGGTGGAGCGTCTGAGAGCGCCGTATTGTCTGGTCTGGCGGGTAGTATGCGCCGCGTTGGCGGTAGCGCGTTGGGTGTGGGCCGTAGCGCGGGTAACGTGGTGGCTGCTGGGGCTGCTGGGGCTGTGACGGCCCGCTCGTACGGGCGGAGCGCGAAGAGTGGTTTTTGGGATGGTGTGCGCGAGCAGGGGAAGCTGTTCGTGTACACGCGTCCCGGTTTGGAGACCGCTGTGGGCGTGTATGAGGACAGGGCTGCCAGGCGTGACGGGTTGGCGAAGTTCGCTGGGCGTTCGTGCGCGTCGTGCGGCGGGCCGCTGGTGGACAGTGAGGCTGAGGATGGTGTGGGCGTGTTTACGGGGGGCCGTCTCGCGTCCGGCGCGTACATTTGCCGCACGTGTTATGAGAGTAGCTTGTTTGACGAGTCCGACCCGGCGATGGCGGTGACGATCCGGTTTAACCAGGCGGCGGATGAGAAGTATGAGCAGGCGCGCCGTGATGAAGTACAGAACCTCGTGTATGAGGAGGATAAGCGCCTCATGGGGGACGGCTCGTCTGTGATGGATTCTGATGGTGTTGCGGAGGTTATCCGCCAGGTTGAGGCTGTGGGGTATCACCGGGCGGCGATGTCGGACGCGGACATGCGCAGCGCATTGTCGTTGTTGATGACAGCGTTTGAGTGCGAGGAGCGCGCTCACATGGAGCGCGCGGTGCATTGGGGCGGCGACTTTAAGCGGGCTGGCACCTTCCGGCTTCCTCCGGAGGTTGAGGCTTACGCGGATCGGGCGGCGTTGGACGTGTTGGCTTCTCAGGGCGAGTATGAGGCTGCGCGTGAGCTTGTTGCTGACGCTGTTATCGCTTATTATTCGGCGCGTACTGGCCGCGACTACCGGGCGGGTTTGCCTGTGACTGGCTCGTCGAGTAGTGAGATGTTGTTGGAGGATGCCGCGTTGGCGCGCAGCAGGGATCATGGTTTGAGTGATTTCGCGCGGTCGAATAAACATCGGGAGAAAACGCGGAAGGAGAAGGGTGAGAGTGACGGCGACACGGAAGACACTGGCGGGGATGAGTCCCCGGAAGGTGACGGCGACAATCGAGATGAGCCGGAGAGTGAGGGTAAGCGGTGAGTGAGTCTGTGGAGTGGGGTGATGTTCCCCCCGTATCGTTTGCTGACTGGTTTGTGGTCGATTTCGCGCGTAGGCTCGCTCCGGCGGTGGGGTTGCGTCGCAGGTTGTGGGAGGAGAACCGCAGGCGCGCGGCGAGAGGGGGTACACTGTTGCCGTCGCCCTTGTTGTTGCCGGTGGAGGTGCGCGGCGAGCCGTTGGATGTTGGCTTGTTGGAGGAGCGCTTCAATGCGGGCGATTTTTTGGGGGCGTGTGAGCTTCTTGTGGGCGCGTATGTTCCGGTGGCTGAGCGCATTGGCGGCTGTGCGGTGAGCGACGATTTAGTGTTGTCGTGGTGCGTGTTGGCCGCCGGGGGCGGCGGCGCGCCCGCCTAACATGCGCCTGTTGGCCGCGTGTGGGCAAAACACCCCCGCGTGGGCCTCTGTATGGGCCCACGCGGGGGTTTTGCGTCCCGGCGTGGGTGTTGACTCGTACGGGAGTGTTTGGGGCTGTTAAAACGGTTTCCAGTGTTCAGCTTGTATGCTGTTGCGTGTCCGCTTGCAGGCGTGTTATACTAGTTCTCGTCAACGGCGATAAAGCGTGTGGACGCGACGGTCACCAACGGGGTGCCCCACCCAATGCCAGGAAGGAAAACGATCATGCGAATCTTTAACACGGAGGCCGAGGCGGAAGCGGCTCTCGGACGCAGCCTGGACGCCGCTCTCCCGGTCTATTCGCTTGCGGACGCTCGGGACACGGTTCGCGCACTCCTTAGCCCCAAGTACGAGCGCGAGTACAGCGTCGCCGACACCGTGTCCGCTGTTTTCATTGCCGTCCATAGCACGCATGGGTACACATACTACCTGGTGGAGCGCGGCGCGCGCTTCTGGGATAAGGCGGTGCGTGCCGCCGCGTAAATGGGCGGCACCCATTTCTCGCCTATCCATCCGTTAGCGCCCGCCGCGCGTGGTCGCCTACACCCCTCTCGGGCGGCGATTGGACAAGCGCGGCGGGCGCGTCGTATCCTGCCTACTAGACGGAAACCGCCCGACGCTAGGGCGCGCGGACGCGCCACTCGGCGAACAACTGTTGAGGGGCTGACGAGCGCCGCGCTACTGGCTCGCGAGCGGTTACGAGAGACAGTGGACGAGGGAGCTTTATTGTGCCTGTAAGCGGAGAACATGCGGGCGGGTCTCGCGCGGCGAAAACGGCGGCCGCCATGTTGGGGCTGCTCATGGCCTCGCTGCTCGCGTGGCAAACCTCGGCGAGCGTTCGCACGCTGAGTCATTTCGGTGAGGACGCGTCGGGAGGGGAAGCGCAGTCCGTATCCCCGTACGAGAGCGCGCAAGGAAGCTCTGCTGCGAGCGATTGGCTGGCAGGTTTCGCCGCGTCCCCTGACGGTGCTGATGGCTGGCAAGTCGGTGACGCGGGCGGCTACCCACCCGTGTTGGATGGTGTGTCGTGTGCCCCGACCGTGGGTAGGCTTGGTGTGCGTCCCATGTTGTACGCGTCCTCGCGTAGCGGCTCAGCGTATGTGAGTGCGTTCGTTTTTCCTCCCGGCTACGCCGCGTCTGCTTTCGACGCGCTTTCCGACGCTGTTTCTTCGTGCCTGGGCGGGGGCGAGTCTGGCGCGGGCGCGTCGAGCGTATGGTCTGGTGGCCAGTACGCCCTGTTCCAGTCTGGTAGCGTGGTTGTGGGCGCCTCTGGCGCTACGGATTGGCGTAGCGTGCGCGCCCGGGCGGAGTCTGCGCTTGTGGCTGGCGGTTGCGTGTCTTTGTCGGAGTCGGCTTCTGACGCGGCGCGCTCGCCGTATTACGATAAGGATGGGTTCACGGGGCTTATAGAGTCCCAGAGCGTTGCCCCATCTGTCGTGGACCCTGGTTCTAGTAGCGTGCGGCTGACTGTGCCCGCGCTCGCGTCTGCGTCTGTTGGTGAACCGGAGGGGCCGCTTCCTGCTGGGTTCCCGCAGCTTCCGCAGCGCCCGCAAGTAGCGGTGTCTGATGAGGCTGGCCTGGTTGATTTCTCGTCGGCGTGGCGCACGGTGTCTTACCGGGTGCCGGACGAGGACGGCCCGGGGTGTGGGTGGCGGTGGTTTGGTCAGGCCGCGCCCGACGTGGATGCTGACGCGTTGGCGGGTGAGCGCTCCCGTCTTGTGTCTTCTGCTCAGGGCGAGGCTGACGTGGCCGCGTCTGCTTTGTATCGTGATCGTAGTGCCGCACGTTGGCGTATGGTGTCGTCCGCTCAGGCTGTGGCTGGCGCGGGCGAGTACAATAAGCGTGTTAGCGAGGTGGATGCGGCCAGGCGTGCGCTCGCTGATGGGCGCGCCGCGTTTTATCCTGTGTGGGTGTCGTACGTGTCGGCGCATGATGCGTGGCGTGACAGGGTGGCTGCTCGCGATGCGGCGTCAGCGAGGTGGGAGGCCGCCGTGTCTGCGTGCGCGGCTGGCAGCGCTCCGTCCGCGTCTCCTTCTCCGTCCGCGTCTCCTTCCCCGTCACCGTCTGGTTCTGCTCGTCCCGCTCCTTCCCCGTCCCCGTCGCCCGCGCGCGTGGTGAAGACGAGGGCGCAGTGTGAACGTGAGATAGCGAAGCCTGCGGAGTTGAGCGCGGATGTGGGCGTGGAGCCGTCCGCGCCCGCTGTCCCCGACGGCGTAACTGTCCCGTTGTCATGGCCGCAGCCCCGATGA